CTTCAACTTTTGTCTGAATCAAATCTATATCGAATTTGTTTTTTGCAGAAAATACAACTTTGTCAAAGTTGGAGTCGACATATTCTTTGGCTTTAGTTAGTGAATCGTAATTACTCTTAGTTAAACTTGTCGCATCTGCCGCTGCCTTTTCATAGTCTCCACCATCTACAGCATCAGTAACTTTCACCACGCCATTAACCGGAATATTAGCAATATCTGCATTCGCAGCTGCAAGTGTTGTGTAGCGTTTAAAATACCCGCCACTTTTCTTCACTTCCTCCTCAAGACCTTTCAAGGTCATGATTTGATCACCAAACCGAGTGGTAACAGTTTCGTCTTTTGGTTTTTTGATAAAGTCCTCAATTACCTGAACATCTTTATCAGCATTAATTAACTTTTCTCTTGTAACTGGTTGATCAGCCATGTTTCTCTCCGGCATTAAAAAACCACCCGAAGGTGGCTGTTAAATCAAATTGTTTATGTGGTCTTTGTCGTTGCTGTAGTAGCGGGCATCGTAGTTGATCGCGCTCACCCCTGTTTCAAAGGTGGCACTCGGGGATTTCTCCTGGATTAAGTATGCCTCGCTTTCCTGATCGCTTGCTTTGGTGATGCTGTATGTGGCATTCACAACCTTATCTATGACTAAAGGCATAAGAGGTATGCGTGCCAACTCCACTTGATTTTCATCCAGTTGATTAATAATGCTAATGACATCAACTGATCCATCTTTTAGCTGCAGGTGAATCACATAGTTTTCATCAACATTCAGATTAATGGGGTTATCAAGCGTCAAAACTGTGTTGTTTTGTGCCTCGACTTCACCACTCCCAAGCATTTTAAAAACATCATCAACGATGGCAATGCGGTCATTTCGCGTCACCAGATCAGCTTCACCATATGCAGTGAATTCAATAGTCTTGCGGTTGAACTGCATTTTATTCCAAGCTCGATGTGCTAAAAGATGCGCCTGAATAGCATTAGTCACGCCATTGCTTTCAATGGTTTTGTAGTTGGCCAAGCCGTCGTGTGGTAGCTTAATCACTGCTTCAGCATAATCATCGCTTGCATCGCGCCACTTAAATTCAACACCTTCATATTCATCTGGCGCACCAAACAGATTGGTTTTAGTTAGGCTTTCCGGCTTAATATTTCGATGATTGAATAAAATCAGAGAGTTTGGTGTTTCTTTCTCAAAAGTGAAAAAGTGTTTGCCATTCTCCCGACGTGCGGTACAGAAAACCGCTTCAGCAACAGCAAAGGCCGTCTCTTGATAACTGCTGTTCTTGTTATCAAAAGTGTAATTAAACTCACATGCTTTTGACGTACCGAAATAAGCTTCTATTTCATCTGACACTTCATACAGCGACTGGACATCAATTTCAGATATATCAAAACGACCAATGAATGGATCGAGGGCCATATTGATAATGATTTCTGCAAAGTTACTGGTTGGTATGCGCTCGGCAGATTGAATGCCATCACGGTATGAATAAAGCTTTCGAGTTACCGGTAAATTAAGTTCTGACGCATTGGTTCCTGAGCCAATAGCAAGACGCTTCAATCTGATTGTTGTGTCGTGTTCATAGGCTGACTTTTTCGTTTGATAAAAGCTGTAAGCGCTCTCAAACACCACATCATCAATCAGATTTGCACTGCTGCCATTATCATTGATTCGCTTGGCACGGAAACGGAATTGACCGGTAAACGGTAATGCCTCACGTACAGTTGCGCCCACCTGGTCACGGTTGTTGGCCTTGCCTTGCATGGATATACCTGTTTTGTAGATTTGTCCAGTCGGCACACCATTAACCACTTGTTGATAATGGACTTCAATCGCCACCTGTTTGGCTCGATCTCCCTCATAAATACCGTTGGCTGCCAGAAAGTTCAGCATCATGCCTTCAGTGTCTTTATTGCCAGCATAGTACCAACCAATAAAGTTTTCGCTTGTGCCTTTGAATGTGATGCTCCGCCCAAGCATATCTGCAATCTGCTGCTGTGTAAGGCTCGACAAAAGAAGCCAGTCCGGATTGACTGATGCAGGATTCACCAAGGTGATATCGTTGGCCGAAACCGATGAAATGGTGTAGGTGCCACTTAGATCGATATTCTCATCATGGTCTGTCAAGACAGCAGACAAAATACCGGTACCATCCGCTGACATTCGGCCAAAATTAATATTGGTCTCCATATAACTGGATGCCAGTTCAACTTCATAAAACCATGCTCCAGTTGAACCAGTCTTGGTGATGCTGGTAACAGAATATTCCCCCGCTAAATTTAATTGTCCTTCTACAGGATCATCAATCGTGAGCGAGGATATGCGAATTTTCTTATAGCTATCTGGATCACTGATATTTACAGAAGATGCAATTGTTAAAATACCAGCGGCCGAAACATCCGTGGTGCCTGAAATATTGGAATTGGGTGCTGATCCATAAATCGCGTTCTCAATAATGACTTGTTCACCATTGACAAAGTGGTCATTAAAGTCAGCGTATACATTCTGAGATTGATACAAGAATGCCGCCGTGATGCTATTCCATGAATACTTATCTAGTTTTCCTTGCACAGTTGACCCTGAAACAGAAACCGTATTCCCGTTAAAACTTACACCTTTGTAAACTTTCACGGTGTTATTCGGTGAGATTAACTTTTGTTTCCCATCAACCGAACTCACCTGCTTGGCGACAATTGGTGGATCATTAAATACTTCACCAATCTGAATCTGTGCAGCTCCGGTGGTCAGCGTATTTGGCTCATAAACGCTTAAGCTTGCCCCTTCAATTGTATTGATCGGGGTTTCACCTTCCTTGATTTGGTCGGGATCAATCTCAAAGTATCCGGTGCCAATCGAAAGCAGTGCTTCTTCAACCTGCACATTGTCTGCGTAATACCGGTACAAAGGTGCAATCAGATCCGGGATGGATTTTACATTCCCATATATATCCGGCACACGCTCACTGGTTCGATGCTTATTCTGGCGCGAAGCCAGACTGTTATTGCCAGACCCTGATGCCTGATCAGGAATCTCAGGCATGTTCATGTAGGTGTAAATTGCCAGTGCCGCTGATAGCACGGTTACCACAACCAAAAATATTGTGAGCGCATCGCCCGCATGGCAAAGCACAAAATAATCACCATCTGCATGCAGCAATTGAAGTGCTTCTTCTTTGGTTTTTGGTGTTGCATCGTTTTGGGCACAGATGCTGTCTTTGTATAGACGAGCCTCTGGATATTCCTCCCGAATATTTAGCCAGTCTTTAAGTAGGCACTCATACTCTTTTTCATTAAATTCAGTCGGGTCAAGCTCATTGGGATAAATACGAAGCTTCATAAAATCTAAACCTTGAATAATTTCGCTCTAGAGACCGAAGTTCCTGAAAATGCACACCGATTTCGGACAGGTGTAAAACACGACCGCAATAAAAAAGCCCCACATGGGAGCTATTTAGAAGGTTGGTCATTAGGACAATGCAGCCCTCGGCGGGCCTCTCAATCCTTTTGTTTTTGATGGTGGTGTCACGCGAGGTTTGGATGCTTTGTTTTAGATCACCGGTCAAACCTAGAAAGCTTGCTGAATAGTCTTTTTCAAAAAGATATTGAGCCGCTTCAATCAGGAAATGGACGCAATGGTATTTTTTAGGGTCATATTGCCGGTCCAGCAAGGCATCAACACTTTTCATATTAATCCTCGCAGGTCTGGGTAGTCCTTGAAGTTATAGGTTCGACCTGTCTTCACGCTATTTTTCCCAGATGTTGCAGCTTCAAATGTTGTGGCTTGGTGATCCTGATTCATTTGTGCCACATACAGACCACGGATCAATTCAATTGGTGTGGGCTTGGTAAGCACCATAGAGGCAGCATCAAAAGCAAACGAGCGATAAATTACCTGTGGCTTTTCGTCACTCGATGCATCTTCAATCAACTTGATCAACGGTGGCACCACCTCACCCAAATCCCCCACTGTAATTTTTAGGGATTGATCCAGGTCATCAGAGGTATTGCCACGCTGAATTATCACCGGGATAAATTCAAACGTGGCCGGTTGACCATTCTCCAAAGTGACAGACACACCATCTGGGTGATTGGTCACAAGTCGAATCGGATCAGGCCAAAGTGAATGACTGATTTCCAGTGTTTCCAGTAAAACCACACTAGGCGCACTATCCAGATGAAAGTCTTTAATATCATCAACGGTAATCATCACACCCCCAAGGCATCCGGGAAGCTTTCATTCACCAGGCGCTCTAATAAATTCATAACATCATCTGGACTACCAGTCTCCCAAATCGCAACAATGCTCTCATCAAATGCCAGATCGCCATTATTCAGCGGTTTGCATCGCACCTGAAACGACACGTTATAAGCCACGCCATTACGCTCACCGACCGACAAGGAATCAGCGACGAACTGGCAGGTATGATCCTGCGCTTCGGCTGAGTCAGTTATCAGTCGCCATAAAAATGGCTTTGGATCGAGTGTATGTAATCGCCAAAATGCCCAGAAATACTGAGCATGGGTTTTGGTTTTAAGTAGCACAGACACATTGACCACATGCACGTTATTCACAAACATTCTTCGCTGACGGGCGAACCCGCCAAGAAGTTGCTGCTCTAACATGTTGTTGCCCGGTGAAAATGAATACCCGGCTTGTAACGGGCATAATGCAAAACTGTTCATAAATTTTACCCATTAAAAAACCTCCCGAAGGAGGCTTTTTATTTATGTGATTTAAGTTATGCCTTAAATCCTCGATATGTGAATATAGAAATATCAGATACTCTAATTTGCATACTAATACCCCCTGTTGGTATGGCACCGGCAGCGGTCATGTAATATGCATTATCAAGGTAAATAAACCACTCCTTAAGGTCTTCGGGAAGCTCTTCGCTTTCGGGAGCGCCTATTATCGACTGTCGCTTCAATTTTATTTCATCATTGAAGTGCTTTTGCAGTGCAATATTATCTTGAAGTGAAAAGAACTCGTCTTCGGTAATTACTCTTCCAGTAACAAGCTGCCCTCCAGCTACGACAGTGATGCTGATTGGATCAGAATTGTCTTGCTCCACCATTTCACACAGGTCTTTTAAAAGGCGATTTGTATCATTTCTACTCATATTATTCTCGTGAAGGTTTTTTTAAGCATATTCAACTTATCAAACCCTCATCAAAATAACCAGTGAAGTTAATATTACAAACGTCTAGTGCTTACGGTGAAGTTTTGCTTCATCGCCTTACTAAATCCGCTATTGGGATTTCGAGCATCTTCCATAATAGTCTCCCTAGTAATCTTACGAATACGCACATCTAATCTACCATCATTCCAAGATACATCAGCAGTTTCACCTGGTAAGGTATGAACATTCACAATGGGCTGAACCATAGTGGCCTTCTCACCAGAACCCCGCCCCGAATTAATCGCACTCACAGCACCCATACCAACACGATGAGTATCTGCAACTAATCCACCAGCCGAATAGCCCCGACGAATCGACTTTCGCAAATCCTCAAAGCCTTGTGGCCCACCTAATGCCTTAACTTCTTCTTGAGTTAAAACGCCTTCACCCTTATGTACGACACCTGCTGGCTCGTATTTACCACCGTGACCGGTGTAGCCACCACCAGAAAAACCCGTGTCGGTAATGGATTTAATTGCACTGGCAATTTTTGCACCTTCCATCACAGTTTGAGCAATGACAGGAATGTTTTGCGGAAACCCTAGCGCTATCGCTTTGGACACACCTGTTTGAATAGCAAGTGCCGACTGCGCAATCGCAAAACCTTTCTCTATGGCAAACATGGCTTTATATGCGGATGATTGCTCCCCCGCCATATCACCAACAATAGATGATAGGCCGCTTGCAACCTGCCCCATGCCGGCAAGTTGTAAGGCTTGAGAGTTGGTGTAGTAATCCGACTCAATAGCCGTCATCCGATCATGATGCGCTTGCCATATCGCTTCACGTTGTGCTGCAATCTCTTGAATATTGGCGTTAGGATCTTGAGCAGCTTGTTCCACTTGACCAATTTGCGCGTCAAACACCTGTTGAGAAGCGTCATATCGACTAAATCGCTCCTGCTCTAAGCGATACTGATCACCAGTGCCGTTCATTTCAGCTTGAATGCCACCCCATTGCTGAACTGCATTATTTAAACGTCTGCGATTTTCTTCCTCTTGCAAAGCTTTGCTTAAAGCAATTTCACGCTGTTTCTGCTCTTGGCTTAACTTGGAGTTCAGGAGGATCTGCTCACGCTCCAGGCGATACCGTTCTTGTATGGCTGCGGTTTCAGACATGAGGTATTCGCGTAGCTGGAATAAGCGAGTTTCGTAAGCCAACATCAATAACGCCTGCTCTTGCTTCAACTGCTCATCAAGCAAAGCAACTGCTTTATCTCGCTGCTCTTTGGTTAGCTCTAAATCACGCGAAGCATAGAATTTTCGCTCATTAAAACTATCCTCCAATAATTGAGATTCAGTCTTTTTAAATGCACCGTAATCATCAAGCTTGGTTTTAAGAGCCTGTTGTGCGATTGCAATATCGTTGTCAGCTCGGGCTTGGTATTCGGCAGTAAGGCGCTTGGTTTCTTCTGGTGAGAAGCCAGCCTTGTCTATCTCCTGTAAATCATCTGCCAACTTAGAGCGGATACGAGTTACTTCATCAGCAACATTGAGTTCTAAATTTTTTCGGAGTTCTGCTTGTTGCTCAGCCATCTTGGCTGCTTCTTCAAGCAATTTTTCCCATTCTTTGGAACCTACATCACCAACTGAAAAGCCGTTTACTCCAGCGGTATAGCCTTTGAATTTGCTCCAGTAGTCGTTGTTGTACTTGCCAATATTCTTACCCTTCTGGACATTACCCTCGCCCGCATGATAAGCACGTACAGCCTTCTCTAAATCCCCTTTAAAGAGCTTTAAAAGGTATGACATGTACTTTGCAGCACCTTCGGCAGATTGAGCCAAATCCGTGCGGTCTTTGACGCCATATTGCTTTGCCGTGCCTTCCAGAAACTGAAAGCCACCAGTAGCACCAGATTGCTTATTCACCTGATTGGATTTACCAGTATTACCAGTTTCAATCGCATGAATGGCGGATAAGGTGCCACTTGGCAGTCCGTACTTAGACTCAAGGCCGGAAAAGTTGTATTTAGCCGCATTAGCTTGAACTTTTGAGCTTGCAGTTAAAACTTTCTGCTGTTTTTCAAGCTCTTTGGTGCGCTCACGTTCCGCAGCATTTCGGGAGTCGACAACCTTCTTATTTTGCTCCTCAATACCCACAACCTTTAAGGCTGCCTGATACATTTCATTGGTGAGTTGAATGCCTTCTTTACGCGCAAAGTTGGCAGTATCAATCATTACTCGAACCTGATCTTCAGAATAACCTTTAGCAAGCAAAGCTTTGGTCAGGTAGGCTTCATATTCACGGTCAAATAAGGATTTTCTTACCGCCTCTAAGCCTTCAGCAGCCTTTTGAGCAGCAGTTTTGTTTTTATCAAGTGCTTCACTGTGCTTATCAATCTGATTGACAGCATTTTGAAATGAATTTCCCGATAACTTAACTTCGATTCCGAGTGATTTTAATGCCTTTTGAGAGTTTCCGGCCTTTGTGGAATTTACATCATATTCCTTGGCTTGCTTCTTCAGCATGTCGTACAGATCTGGATGAATCTCCATCTCGTTAAGCATGCGAATAGCATCATTGTAGCTAATCAATCCATTACGAGCATCTTCGGCGACCTTCCGGGCTTTTTCATTTTCAACAGCTGATGCGCGGATAGAAAATAGAACAGCGTCTACAGCTTCTTTAGATTTCGCCAAAGTTTCATTTTGTGCGCTAAAAGCTGCTGTTAAGTCTGAAACAGCATTTTTCTTATCATTACCAGTAAGTTTTTGAAGCTCAGCACTCGTTTTTTCTGCAACTTTTCCTTGCTCTACAAGCTTTGCGTTGGCTTCCGAGGTGCGGTAGCTCATGTAAGCGTAGCCAGCAGCCAGCGCAGTCACACCTAGTGTGATAGCTCCTATTGGGCCGCCAACCAAACCAAGCATAGTTGCGCCAATTCTACGGCTTGAATTCAGCGCATTTTGTGCAGTTGTGTTTGCTATAACTGCTGCTGTAGATTCCTTGGTAGCAATACTGTGTGCAATCTCAGCTTGAGTAAGGCGCATTGTTGCTGCTGCACGTGCTTGGCGAGTAGTAGCTGAGTTTAATTCTTGACGCGCAAGGTGGATTTCTTGTGCTGCCAAAGCCGTAACTTGACGAGTTCGCTGTACTTCTAGTGCTGCAAGGCGAGCTTGGGATGCTGCCTCGGCCTGATCGGCCAACTGACGCTGAGCGCTTAACACTAGACTAGCCTTAACCGCTGCACCTTTGGTTAATAGTGCTGAAGTGATATAACCAATCCCCAGTACCGCACCAGTATTGGCTACAGCGTCCAGATTCTCAGCCAAGCTACTTAGCCCGCCTGCCAACATGCCAGTCGCGCTTGTGGCTTCATTGGCCTTGCCTAGATAAACAGTGACCTCGTTAGACAACTTAGTAAAACCATCTGCCAGACTGTTTTCCATGCTATTAGCAAGTTTTTCATTTTCATCACGGGTGGCAATCAGTGTCTTAATCAAGTCGCTTAAAGATGCTTTGCCTTCAGCACCTAATTTTCGAATTTCGGCCTCAGACTTTCCTGTAGTTTTCGCCATGTCCGCAATAACATTGTCCGCGCCCGTCACAATCGAAATCCATGCATCTGCGTCGATCTTGCCCTTTGCCATTGATTTAGATAGGGAGTCCATCGCTGATTGTGCTTGGTCTGTTCTTGTAGCGTTATGAGTAAAGCTAAAGGAAAGAGAATCAACCAAATCAAGCGTCTGCGTAGTTTGATAACCGAGTGACTTCATGCCGCCAGCCATACTCAAATAAACTTCCTGAGCCTCACCTAATTGACGGTAAGTAGTATTTGCTGTAGCAAGTACACGATCCTGCACCATTGCATATTCTTCAGAACTTGCTGTTGCATTACGAATACGTGCAGCCATTTGCGTATAACCATCAGCCATAGCAATGGCTTTATTAATGGTTAGAATCCCACCCATATAACCTACAAGGCTTTTAATTGAAGCACTCATTGCAGTCATTTGTGCGTCAGCCTGATCGCCCTTTTTGGTAAGGTTTTCCAGTCCGGCAGCCACCTCATTTGTAGTCTTTAGAGCATTTCTCGAGTCAATTACGATTACCAATTTGCTTTCTTGAACAGCCATTTCACTTTCCTTTAGGCAATAAAAAAGCCCGCAGGATGCGAGCTATGGTTTGGGCATTAAAAAACCCGCCGGAGCGGGTTTTAATTGGGGGTGGATCAATCAATACTCTTCATCCTGGACTGCACTCAGGGCGTACTCCGCTGCCTCTACGGCCACCGCAGCGGCTGCATCCGCTTCTGCTAAAGCAGATATCTCAGATGCATTCATTTCATCCCATGATTTCTTTAACTGTTTTGCTTTCAATTCCTGATCTCTTGCTTTTTTTTGCTTAATTAAATCAATATAGACCTGTTCATCCTGTTTACTAAAACTACCATCTGCACTACTTATGATTGTCTTGATATTTTTATCAAGCGATATATTTGAGCCTGTAAGTTTGGCTATTGGGATGTGAATTCCCTCCATATCAATATTATCCCCATCGCTCTTTAGTGCGATTAGATAAATATTAAGTGGCTCGGGCGAAACCTCTTCACTATTTAGCTCATATAGATATTTGCACTGATAAGTTCCACTCAAATAAACACCATATGAATTCTGAGCCTCATAACCAATAACCATTAACAGCTCTCTATATCTAGCTTTATTGTCTCGAGCTATTTCAGTAATTTTATTATTTTCAATAATTATATCCCCAAACACATCACTGATATCACTCAGGTCTGGCCGCTGAACTATAGCGCTCACACCACTAATACGAAGGCTCGATGGACTTTTAAGCCCTCCAGAAAGATAGGTCTTACATGTATCAAGCGCAGTATTGATAACATTTTTCTGTAAACCTGTTTTACTCTCTGTGCACCCACTCAAAACCAACCCAAGTGCAGCCATCCCTGCAATTAATATCTTTTTCATATGATTACCCATTTATTGTTAACCACAAGATACTAATTTTACCCACAAAAAACCACCTAAGTTTCAAGTGATACTTTTAGCTTTCTCAACAATCCAACTAGCCAGATTCATATCAGGATCACTATGCATTAGTAACTCAAAAGCATTCTCAGGCGAATAAGGTGTTTCACCTTCCACTTCGCCAGCAGATGTTATGAATGCGACATTCTCCCAATCCTGAATCACATGCTTTGCAATAACCTTCATATATTCCTGAGCAAATTTAAACTCACTCATTTTAAAGATGGTTTTCTTTACAACTAAGTCTCTAAATGCGGCGGCACATGCAGGACTGTTATATGGCTTAATTCTAAAACAGCCAAATTCTTGTCCATTTTCCAGTTCATATACAAACCATTTCGATTTATCGGTCATGTTTGGTTCCTGTGGATATAAGAAAACCGCCACTTGGGCGGTTTTTGGTTTTACTTAATCATCAAGACTATTGCCACTATGATCAAGATAGCTGCTAGTAGATAACAATTGGTTCGCCACATTAGAATGGTTTTAGTACCTCGCTTTATTAAAGCATCGTACTCTCGCATTTTATCCATTGCGCGAGCCATCGCTGCATCACCTCTTTGCAGGAGAGTGATCATTTCTAATTTTTCCTGCTCCAAGATTCGTCTTTCCTTGGCATGCAGAAGAATCATTTCACGATCTGCTAGAATTCGATATTTAATATCCTCCAGCAACTCATCACGGCTCATGCTTAGAATATCTTCGCTTAACTCAAAATCTAGATCATTCATCCTTTTTATCCTCGAAAGGTAATAAGGGTTGAATCTTTTGCTTTAGCTCCTCAGCCTTTTGAACAGCTTGGGGTTTATATTGCTTTCCGACCAGACACAAGGTTCTTCCTGCATTTGATGCTATGTCAGTAAATCTCTCCACTTCAAGCATCGCTTTATTAAATTGGTTCATCAAACCAAATGCAGCCTGTCTCAAGGATTTCTCGCAATTAATAAAGTAACGTCTTGCGGTTCGACCCTGATCATTGTTTTCAACCATTGATAACTCTTTGGCCATATCTAGTGTGAGAAAGTAATCAACACTTCTTCGATTGCCACCTCGACCTTTGGTTTTGGTGTTAACCAAAATCAAAACATAGTCTTCATTTTCCAAAAACTTGTAAGTCTTAATCCGCTTTTTTATCCAAGTAGCAAACAGTTCACCACACTTAAGCCAACGATGTAATTCGCGAGCATCCACACATGGCTGCAATTCACCTGCAATTTCATGCTCGATAACTGGAATCAAAGAATTCTGATTAACAATTGCATTCATGCTACTGACTCCTGTGCTAATAACTTTGCCGCTTTTGGCGAATGTTGCTCAAAGTAAGCAACCTCTTCACAACACTCATCGACCCATTTATTTAAATGATCCCAAGTGATTGAAGCCAAGGTGTAAGCAGTGGTGTGCTTTTCAGACTTCTCCATGATTAGTGTGACAAGCGTTTGTAGGTCACTAAAGCCATTTTCAGCATTGTTAATAAAATCAACAAAGCGCTCTAGTTGGTGCTGACTGATCTGAACTTGATTCGCTTCAGTGATATGAGTTATATTTGACATGTTGATATTCCTTTGTTAACAACACTAAAGCTCCGAGTCCGCCAAGAATCAGGGGCTTTTTTGTTGTCTATTGATTTCATGCTTTCGCACTCTTGTGTTTTTCTACCAATAATTTGACTGCTTCATTCATAAGATAAACGATTGATCTTTTATCCTCTTTAGCAATCAGCTTAAGTTCTTTATGTAGTTCGCTGTCTAGCCGACCTTTTACATAAACAAATTCTTCTTTCATTATTTCCTCCTATTTATGCCACAATTTGTGGCGTTTAATAACTATAGCCACACTTTGTGGTAATGTAAATACCTATCATGAAATATTTACCACAATTTGTGGCATTGAGGTTTTTAGATGAGTAATCAAGCTGATCACACTATAGTTCGATTGCGTGTGCCACCTGAGCTAAAACAAAAAATTGAGAAATCCGCTGAGGAAAATAACCGCTCTCAGAGCGCTGAGATGGTCGCTCGTCTTGAGCAAAGTTTTGAGTCTGCCTTTTTTAGTGACGAGGAAAAGGCCCAATACGGTAAGGGTTTTTTATCTGGGACTGCCACTGCTCTAAGCATGCTATACGGTAATGTACTGAACAAGCTTGAACATCAATACACCAATAACCCAACCCCTGAATTACATTTAGAGGTTGAGAAATATAAGTTTTTAATAGAGAAATTAGAGCTAATTGCTGACAATAAAGACAAAAGTCCAATTCTGGATGAGTTTAAAAAAGCACCTTAGGGTGCTTTTCTTTTGGCATTAAAAAACCACTCCGGGGAGTGGCTTTGCTGATTAGCTCATTCGAAAAGATCGTCAATAATTTGTAAATCTGAAATAGTTTTTATTCCTATTCTCAACTTTAGATGATCTACATAACTCTTAAAGTCGTTATCTCGAGTTAAAATAAAATTTGATTTATTGGCTATTGCAATACCAAGGATTTGGAGATCAACTTTAACTTTCTGCTTGGGTATTTCTAACTTATCTTTATAATAATTTTCCGCCATAGCCGCAGTGATATAGGCTGCCTTCTCATCAAAGCTAACAATTGAGGCAATTCTTTTTTTATTTTGAATAAATTGGAATCTTTCAGCGCTATCTCGAGATAAAAATTCAGACATTGCAGGAGCTGGGATTATTACTTGCTGCACATTATTTGCTTTGCAAAACTGGATAAAACCTTTATCGAAAGCGTTATCATCAAAAAAAGCTACTAATATATTGGCATCAATAGTAATTATCATGGCAAGCGTTCGTCTTCCAGTGTTTTATATGGATCATCCAAATCTTGCCAGCCGCTCCTACCAAACCCAACAAAGTCAGAAATCCATTTTTCGATTGAATCTTCTTCTAGGGCCTCATAGCTATTTAATTTGAAATCCTCTAGATAAAGCTCATAAGCGTCACCATAGCTGTATGTAGCAACACCAGAAAAATCAATTAGCGTACTTGTTCCTAAATATGCTTTAAGTGTGTTTACATCATCTAATGCAATTTTAGCGCTTATTTTAAATCCGTTTATAAAAGTAATACCAACAGAGTGGCTTTCTGAACTGGTATTAATTCGGTTTACTCTACCTCTAAGGGTATCATTTTGTTTAAACTTTTTAGGTTTAATCACATTTCCTATAGATCGTAACACTTTCATCTGTTTTGGGCTTTCGCCTTCGCGATGCACGCCAATTTGAGCATTACCCCAATCCAGATGTTTACTCAAATATTGATCTAAATCCCCACCATCTGATTGCAAAACTTGATCTATGGCGACTTTGTATTCTTCAGAATCTAGTGGTGGACTACCAACATAAATAGATCCTTCCTGTAGATAACCGAAATTATCCTTAGATCCTTTTAGCAAATTGGCGAACTGCTTAAATAGCTCAGCCATTTCGCCAAATTTTAAATCGGACGGCTTTTTATCCGGCAAGCGGAGTGCAATGACAAGCTTATCTGACATAATCACCTCCCTTTAAGTTGCCTATAAAAATTATCACTAATGCTATATTAGCATTCGCTGTAATTTAACATCTTTACATTTTTGTTCAATAGATTAGAAAAAATATATGACACAGAATGTCGTTTAGCAAGAAACCAAGCTAACCTGATTTCTTACTCATCTTCTTATAAGCCTCATCAATAAACCGATTATCCAGATCAAAGATGACTGCATTAAAAATATAGCGCTCCACTGGTAACTCATACTGCTCACAATAGGCATTCAAATCGGCAATGCTTAAGGCTAATGGTGTGCCTTGTTCATATCTGCGTGAACGTGAAATGACATTGTAGGCTTCAATTAAAGCATTGGCTGTATAGCTATACTCAGGCTTTTTAACTTCTTCTGGTAGTTGCCTGCCTGTCGCCTCAGCTATTGCTCGCTGCTTTTGGTTGTACTCGCCCGCTTCTTCTTCGCTGGCGAACTGGAGGTAGTTGTAGAGTTCTCGGACTTTCCCAAGACTTCATCTCGATAGCTATTTGCTTCGGCCTGGATCTGGTCAGACTGTGCTTTCACAAATGCCCAAATCGCCACACCAATGTCACCCATATTGAAAAGCTTGGTTGCATTCTCAGGTGTGCATTCCGGTTCCATTTCCTTGCCATTTTCAACAAAGACCACACCTTTCCAGTCAGCTACCAAGTGACATGCAGCAGCTTCTAATAAAAGCTCATGATAAAGCTTATCATCGCTACCCGCAGTAGCCACATCATAGCCTTTCGATGACAACTGATTCTGTGCACGTTCAACCGCTACCCGATATGCCTTGTAGTCAGAGCCGCGAATCTTGAACTCTGCTAAAACATTTCCTTCACTATCTTTATATTCTTTCCAGAGTGCGACTTCTTTACTTTGTTGGATTGCTACTTTTAAAGCCATGTTTGATCTTCCAAAAGAAAACCGCCCGAAGGCGGCTATTGATTAAGCTTTAGGTGTGCGCGTAAGTGTTGGCGCCTGATCTACAACCGTGTATTCAAATGTTGTATTCAAGATGTCGTCTTTACCACCAGTTGCAAGAGGTGCTGAAATTTCAACTTTAGGAATATTTAAAACGTATTTATTCCCTGCTGTATCCGTAATTGGAATTGATAGAGAGATTGTTGCGTTTGTGAACTGCTTCTCATAAAACTCAGCGGCTTTCGCAGACCAAGCCATAGTAAAGCTACCTGTACCTTTGGCTGACATTTCAAGAATCGCACCAACTTCAAGGCCAGCACCCAAGCATTTTTGCACTTGCATTGAGTTATCCCAATTAAAGGAGAAGGCAGTAATGCAAGCTGTGCCTTTAACCGATGCGCCATCGACAAGCAAATCACCTACCGAGATATTCGACATACGCGGATTTGATGATGCCGGCGTAATCGTTCCAGCGGGTGCTACTGCTGCTGGGGTTCGCTTAGTACCCATGAAGCCGAAAGTTAGACCGATCAGCCCCGATTCAGGAATATCAATACCGAATGTATTTACATGCAAGCCTGAAAAGGTGTGATAGTTTGCAATGTCGGTATAACCAAGCAATACGCTGAATGTTTGGCGAGTTGTGCCACCAAAGGTTAGAACATTGGTCGCCCAAGCATTAAAAGCTGCTGCCGCAATCAGATCATCATAAGCACCATACTGAGCTTCTGCGCTCAATTCGCCTGAATACTCAGCCGAAGTAACCATAGATGATTGTTGCAATCGACTATCCGTAATTGAAGCTGACTCTGTTTTTTCGACACTTTGGTTTAATGAAATATCAGTAAATGCCAGGGTTTGACGCGCAAATGGCGAAGGCACTGTTCCAATGACAGTTTCTTTTGCAATCTGCACTAATTGTTTTGCGCCCGAACTCATGGTTTTCTCCTATTCAAGGCATAAAAAAACCACCTTTCGGTGGCATTGGTTTTTAAATTTCTCTTTAGCAGTGTCCGCGCTGTCTTGCTCCGTCATGCTTTTTATTCCAATCAAATGCATCAACGATTCGACCGGTAGGCTTACTATCAATCAGATCGCCATCTGCAATCATTGCAGCCTCCAACTTCTCAAGCTGATCAAGTGTTTCAATTAAGTTGAACAATGGCCGCTGCGTCACGATGATTTTGCATTTGGGGAATTTGGTTTCTATTTCTTCCTGCTTTTCAGCAAGGTTAAGCATATTGGCCTTAGATGCTGCTGCGATAACATAAACCACGCCATCAATAATGAAATCCGCTTCCAAGTCACTGTCATTTACCTGTCTACACGCAAAAATAAGGTATGCATTGTCTGTAATTGGATTCATGCCAAGACCTCACTAGCAAATGGTAGTGATGGCTGTAACTCATTTTCTAAGTGAGCTATTTCATCATCAAGCGGATGCTTTTCTTGTTTCCACACGTTCATGTCTCTAGCTGAACAGCTAACTTGCTGTTTGCGATTTTCGCGATAACCGACAATATGATTATATCTAGCCCATTTAGATTGAAAGACTTGGGTTAATTGGTTTGACATCCAGTTAAACGCATCAATAAATTGCTCTTTTACTGCATCAGCCTTCTCACCAGTAAAGCCCATAACTAAAAACATCCAGCCATCTTTAGTCATTCTATAAAATTTTCTTGCTTTTCCATTCTGTAACTTGTTGTTTTCAAAGCAAAGCTCAAAATTGAGCGCTTTAAATTTGTCAGAGCATCTTAGTTTTTCAATATCTCGTATTACGTTTTTATGTAGTTTTCCAAATGCTTCTGCTACTGCATAACTGGTTGTCTTTGGTTCGCCATTTTCATTTGAGACCATGGCGCGTAAATTTAATGTCGTCATCATGTTCATAAGATTTCCTCTTATATGACCATGTTCAAAAAAGAAACTGGCAGGCACGTTGAACATGGAAACGTGCTTTTCGAACCGTCGTTCTAGCCAGTGGTTTGCCTGAAATCAGGCATAAAAAAACCGCCCAATAAGGACGGTTTGATTAAGGGTTAAGATTTATTTGCGTTTATATTCGACGCATTCTTGATTTGATTGTGGCATTAATTTGCCACCAATAATGACGTTGGTTATGCGTGTTTCAGTCTTTACGCAATCCCATTCAGATTGATTTAGTTCCATTTTTGGGCTTGTTGATTCTTGCCAGATCAGATACATCATCGCCCAGAAAATTAGTGCAAAGAGAAGGACTAACAAGGCGGTTGCAATTTTGTCTTTCATAGTTTATCTATCCAAAAAACCAATTCGCATCAAAACCGCGACCGCAATCCGATGTTCTAATTCTTGTTTTTTGGCTTCGATCTCATGAGGCATTTCTTGGTACTCAGTCATGCTAATTCACCCTGTAAGACACATTCACATTATACTGATAAAAGCTCATGGCTGAAGGATCGCCAATAGCCGACGAATGCCCAGCATCCAGAATATCAGCCTGAAGCATTTCCAAATTACCCACCTTATAGAACTGCATGTGTTCAGCCCACTTATCAGCAAGTTTAGATAACTCCAGTGTTCCAGAGTGAAGCGGTGCAAATAACTGGATAAAAACGATACCGGGTGTTCGCGTACAAGGCTGATCGCCAATACCGGAAATAAATGTTCCGGCGTTCTTCACTGTGACTTTTGCCCAGATCTCTTTCTTTGGCGGCTCAAATGGCTTGCCACCAGCTTGTGGATTGTTTGCAATTTGAATATTCGCTTTAGGCATGCCAGTGAATGTGCCAACACGCGCAAGAATCGCTTGTAAGGCTTGAGTATTGGTCATCATCTGTATTTCTCACAAACGTATCGAAATGAAAGTGCGTAGACACCGTGTGGGGCTTGACCTTGCGAATGACCCTGTTCGAGAGCAAGTGCATACGGAAGGTTATTTTGTATGTAAACCAGATCACCAAGCTTAATCTGTAGTAGTTTTTGGCTGCCTTCCTGTTGGGTCGCGCCTCCAACCTTATCCACGTGATTCAGGTCATACTCACCATCTGGACTATTGATAGAAATGCGATGGTTTCCGCGAAAAGCACCAGTATCCACCGGGCTTTTAACAATCACCTGTTGGAACATTTCCTCACTGATTTTTCGGACTACATCGCTGCCAGTTTTTTCAACATCGAGCGCAAAATTAGTCGGTTTGTTTTTCCAAGCCATTTAACACCTCGGCAGATTCTCGGTTAATTCGCGCTCATCGTAAGAATTATGAATATAAACACCATTCTCATACCTTACACCGCACTTGCAGTCAGGATTGAAATCATGTGGCTTTAAATCGCTTTGAGGTATCACATGAACTGAGTCATGGATTTCATGTACTTCCCATCCCATTAGTTTCACTCTCCTGAAACATTGAAAATAGATCCTGAGCAATACGCTGTATTGAGTAGGCTTCAAATTCAGTGCTGGGCTTCTTCTCGCCCATGAGCTTTCTAATTCGCTGCCAGATATGCACAGCCTCGTGTAGCAAAAGGCCATGAATTTCAATCAATGTTCTTTCACCGCAATCACCCAACTGAACAATGCAGTGTTTGCCACCGTCGTAATAATCAACCTGAGCACCTGCACCTGAATGCATAAATTCTTGTGTGTCAGTTACATCATCAAATAATAGGTCGAATTGATCTTGATTGCGGACTAAAGTGTATTTCGAGTGTTCAAAGGGCGAGATGTGCCATTCAGGCACATAGTTGTTGCTGATCATACACCCACCTTTCTTAATTGAATGGTATAGGTTGCTGCTACTGGATCAGCCCCAATATTCACCACTTTAAAATCACCTTTACTGGTTGCCCAAACATCACCGATCTGTGGAATGCCTGTGACCTCATTTTGCAGCACAATAGCCTTAGAGTCCGTCACCTGATAATCAGTCGGCTTAACCATATCTTTTAAATACGAGCCAAACAGGACACCACGCCCTGAATAGGATTCATCACCAACAATGGGATAGGTCTGTGTTTCAAAATCAAACTCACCAGAATAGATCAGTTTTTCACAGGTGAAGGTATCGACAGCATCAGCAAGCTTTTTATCAAAGGCTTTGGCAACCTTGGATTGGATCTTATTTTTGATCATGCTCGATACACCTCAAAACCAAAGCCTTTCGGCTTTAAATCCAATGAAGCAATGTAAGCCCGCGCAATTTGCTCAAACTCGGACACTTCCACACTGCCTTCTGCAAATGTTTCAGTCACTTGCACTGTGTCAGCCTTAACGCTTTCACTTGTAGCTTGACGAGCAATACCGGTATAAATCACACCTGCAATAATGCCTTTAATGATTTCACATGCAGCATCAAGTAAAATTGGATCAATTGGATCTGGAACATAGCCAACCTCGTTCCGCATCCAAGTGTTTGCTAATTTAATGAGGCGAGCTTTATCACCAGCCGGTGCAAAGTCAACACCTAGAATCTGCTCAGCCTGTTCTTGGGTAATAAAGCTCATGGGCTATTCCTTTGGTTGTTCTGTTTTTGCTTCGGCGGCTTTTGCAGCCTTTGCTTCAGCAGCAGTCTGTTTCTTGAGTTTGGATTCAAGGTCTTTTACTTGAGTCAATAAAGCATCTTTTTCAGCGGTTAGCTTTTTAACAGCTTCACGTTCTTTATTGAGCTGATCTTCAGTTTCTGTAAGTTTTTGAGCTACTGCATCGAATTGTTCCGCTGGAATCAACCCACTTAGGTCTGCTGGTTCACCCGGAGTAAGATCAGCTTTTAAAGTTTCAATCTGCTCTTTCAGCTCAACATTTTCAGCAACCACCTTTTCACATTCGGTTTTTGCATCATCAATAACCTTTTGCAGTTCGGGAGTAATACCCACCTGCACATTCGCGGTAATGATATTGGCTTTAGTGCGTGCAATCAGGTCAAGATATGCCTGCGGTACATCACCAGCTACTTCTGCACACGCTTCCAATGTGTCAGATTCATGATATGCACTTGCCTTGCGTAAGGTATAACCTTGAGCTTGTAGGTCTGCCACATTTGCAGGCGAAAAGTCATCAGTGAAATACAGTCGCTTATTTGATTCTTGTTTCATGTTTTTAATTTCCCATCAGGCAAAGAAAAGCCCCTTTCGGGGCAGTTCAATTAGGCAGATTTGATTAATACACCAGCGGTATCTTTTACGCTTGCAGCGATTAGATCCCAGTTGGTTGGTGTACCAATTGCCGCATCAGTAGGTGACTTACCGCCTGCTGCTGTATCCCATGCATAACCTTTAACGCCAGCACCGAAGGTCCATTCAGCTTGGTAGGTGTATTTAATGTTTTCACCACCAGTACTCGGTACAAGCTCAGCATTAAAGTCGTTGTTATCGTTTACAACTACAGCACCCTCAACCAAACCAAGCGTGTTGTAGAAAGCTGTACCAGTATTATCACCAACCAGTGCAGGCGCATCAGTTACCACAAATACACGACCAAACGGATCTCGCACAACGTTTACACCGTCATAGCGGAAAAGGTTTTCAGAGTTGGCCAACGCATTATCAAAAAGGTTATGCATTGTGGTTGAGTGAACAATCCAAGCACGAATTGCACTTGAACGGTCGCCAAGTTTCGCAGCACCCTTGTTAAGCAAGCGGAATGATGCAGCATCAGTACCATTACCGTGCACCGCGTTTACATTGCCTGAAATAGCGGAAGATGCTCCCAAAATACCCGCATTCAGCATATCCGCTAGACGAGCTTTCGCCAGCTGCTCACCAATGGTCAAAGCTGCAAGCTCTGGATTTTGAAGAATCCAGGAATACTGCTGCTTTTCATACTCGATTGGAGGTGTACCAGCTGCAACCTTAACTGCTACATCAAGCATTTGTTCCAAGCGTTTTGCCGCCACGGTTCCGGTGCCGTATGCATTACGACGACGAACAATACCTGCAATTGCTTTGAATGATGCTTCGATATTAAAGTCACCACCGAAAGGCTCATTAATCAATTGAATGGCACCCTGAGATGCTTCATTGAATTTTTCAATATCCTGTGCCACTGTTTCAGTCATTGCAGCATAGGTTTGCTTATTAAAAACCTGTAAATCAAAAGGCATGAGCCTCTCCTTAAATTAATTTATGCTTGTTCGCCCACTTGCTTCATGTAAGCAATTTTCTCTTCTTTGGTTTTGCATTCAGCCAAAGATTTAGGGCCTGATTTATTTCCACCACCGCCCTGGAATCCGCCACCCTGCGATTGACTACCTTTTAAAATCGAATCTTTGTATTGGTATCCACCAACCAGAGTTTCCAAGGCCTCATCAAAGTCTGCGATTTCACCCGGGCGAGTACGTGAATAGATTTTTTGACCATCGGCACCAACCGCCACGACTTTGCCGTTTTCAATCTGGAAGTTTTTCCCAAATGTGGCTTGGATCATGTCTACTGGTACAGCGATGTTGTCTTGAATAAACTTAGAACGAGCAAACCCGCCACCGATAAGTTCGTTATGCAGCTGAGATTGAAAAGCATCACGCTCCTGAACAATTGGTGCGTACTTTTCTTCGACTGCCTTAATTGCTTCGAGTTTGATTTTTTCGACTTCGCCAGCATCCACCAGTTTTTTATCGTCGAAGTTTTTCAAGGTTTCTAAAGCTTTTTTGGCTGCAGCTGGATCTTCGATACCCTCAAAACCTTTAAATTTTGCTTCCAGTTGCTCTTTGGCTTCACGATGGGTTTTTGCTTCACCGTTTAGACGTGAAATTGTGGCAACCGTGTGTGCTGCATCGTGCGGTGCCTCTTTACCATCATCGTGAATGTAGATTGGCTTATCACCATCTACTTCTGCATAAGTCTTACCTTCGATAGTTACTGTTTTAAGTTTCATAAGTCATCCGACCCTATTTCTAAAATGAGCATCCGCTCGTTACGCTGTCCGCATCCGCTTTCAGCAGGCAATAAAAAACCGCCTTTCGGCGGTCATAATTAACTTATATCTTAAGAACAAATTCTGCTGGCTGCTAATATGTTGTTCGAACTGCCTAACTCACTTAGATTGAACCATGTGAAGTAATCATGATCTGTAAGTACTACATTCTTAACAACTACACCTTTAGAATTTATGACTTTATCTTCAATCGCTGAGGCTGTGTAGTCGAAGCAGTTAACTTTAACTTTAAGAACCCTCTGCCCTAGCCAAACCGGTATCCCATTTTCTTTCATGGCGCCAGTGTATAGGAGGGAAATAATAGGTAAGCCATCTTTAGAGTACTCTCGACTCATTCGTGCCACGTATAAAATATCTGAATTGTTTCTGCCAACCTCGGTCCAATTAATGCCATTTAATCGCAAATATTGTGAAGTGTTACTTATTTCCTTCTTGCTTGATCCGGAGTTTTGGGTATTTGTTTGCCCCCGCTTATCATTCAATTGTATTGAAAGTGGACTTGTTCTACTTATTCCTCCATATGAACTCGGAGTTGAGCTACTAACAACATTTGAGCTTGATGAATTGGGAGTAGTTTTTGTTCCAGCTTTACCAGTATATGGATTTACATTTCCCACCGTACTCCAATTATTACTAAAATTGCCATCTGGACTAGAGCGCATATGAGGTTGAACATACGTTCCATTGGATCGGTAATAACCTTTAACCGATACACCTGCAATCACCGAGGTGCAAACAATCAACATGGAAACAAGCAATAAGAGCAACTTGGTCATAGCAAGCCGTAAGTCAGTATTTAGCTGAAGTATAACAAAAACTAAACAAGCTACTACATTTTACAATTCAAGCATCTTAAATACTTTTTGATCTAAAACCTTAAGCTCGGCCAACGTATATTCACGCCCCAACGGATCAGTAAACTTGTCCAGACTATATCCACCCTCTTTGTAGAGTTTGTATTTAGATGGCCCAAGCCATTCCCTTTGAAAGAATTCATCAGCCTGATCAAAGAAGTCTTTAAATGAAGTGTTGGCATCAAGCTGACCTATCAGATCCTTACGCTCATCTTTTGGGATGTCTTTAACTTTACGCTCATCCATAACGAATGGGCGTTGTCCAGGCAATTCACCATCAGCATCTACACCAACCAATACAGATCGGCAATTCGGATGCAAAGGTGGTCGTCTAATACCCGAGTCACCAACCTTCCACACAGTCTGATCTAAACTTCCGCACATTTTTGATGTCCTGCCATCCAAGGTGGCCATAAATTTTAAGTGAGTAAAACCTAAAGCCTTATAAGTTTCTTCATAAGCCGCATTCGCCACATGGCTTCTCGCAGTCCTTACTTGCCGCTCAATCGATTCACGCGACGATTTAAACAATCCATCTTTATAATCTAGAGATTTCTTGCCTTTGATCCGCTGAACAATCTGCTGATTGGTCTGACCTTGTGAAATACCATCACGGATGACGTACTCTACTTTTTTACGCAATGAATCGGCAATATCAGCAAACAGGTAGTCAACCAGTTGACCGCCAGCAAAAGGCGTTTTTCTTGCTGTCTTATAAATCTCAGCACCAGCGACCACCACAGCAGCATCACCAGCAAGTTTTGCTGTGTATGCAGCTTCATATATCGCCAAATCCAAAGCAGACTTGTGAAACTTTTCAGACAAGTCCACATCAATCGAAGTGAACCACTCGTCAAGAATGGTTTTGATTTCTTCAATGAGTTTAGATGTCTTTGCTTTACTACCAAAATTAAACGATTTAAGCGCATTTCGTTCTGAATCGGTTAATTCTTCAAGCAGTTCTGATAATCGCTGTAATTGAGTATTTGAGAGCGAATTAAAGCGCTTGATTAGCTCATTAACTGATTGTGATGACGCTCGGTACAGATATGCCTGATGCTGAGTCAGCGCATCAAGTAAGGCTTTTTGCGCTGATGTGTTCATGCTTATGCATCCATAGTGCCATCATTCCGCTGCTCAATTTTCTTTACGATGTCTTCCCATTTATCTTCTGGGAATGTACCTGTTTGCTCATAGTGATACCAAACATACATTGGCAATTCACCAGCAAGGCAGGCTTCATAAATCAATTTAGAGCGTGTTGGATCGTATTTAGGTTTATTGAAATCCTGAGCAATTGTGAAGCTCAACTCATCCGTCTTGAAATCATGCTCGGGCATGGCAAACTTCGCACACCAACGCAGTGCATTGGTGAATGCTTCAGAAACATTAGCTACCACGAGCGATAAAACCGAATGCTGCACCGAGCTTTCATTATCGGCCTGCGTCGCGGTCTTATTTGCAGAGCCAACTTCAATCAGCCGCGCGCCAAGCTCTTTCATCTGATTCCATTTATCATTCATGCGTTCATAAGCAAGGCCATTCTTTTCAGCTTGGACCATCTTTGCATCTGTTGGAATGCCTGAACGACTGCCAACACTGGCACCCGATTCTTTTACCATGTCGTACTGCTCTTGGGTGATGTTTGGGAAGCATAATGTGGGCTGCCCCACAATAAATGCTGATTCCTCCACATCTGCAGAACTTCGATAATATGAGAGTTCAATTTCAGCCAGCTCATACAAAGGCGCTGTACCCACCTCATCCGAGTTATCTACAGCTCCACAGAAAGTGAATGGAATGTAATCCCATGTATCGCCGTGATAATCAGTCGGAGTGGATGTTTGATCTAAATACCATTCACCCTTCTCATTCTTTTTGTAGACTTCCACCACATAAACAAATCGGCCCTCAATGAACCTTAGCCAAAGCAAACGATATTGCTCGGTCGCAACCAAACTAAACCCTTCACGCTCTTTAATAGTTTCATGAATTTTGACGTAGCTGAGCTTTTTCTGATTACCAACAATGATATGGTCCCAATCCTCAACCGCTGCTGCCTTAATGATATGAATCATCGGATAAGCGCCTTTGGTCTTATCTTCAGCACGATTCCGGCTCGGGTTTACGCTTGGGTAGTCTACATAAACACCACAGCGATAATTGCGACTGATTAACCGCATTGCACGCTGTGATACCTGGTAAATAGAACGTCCCGCACCATCAGCATTACGATCCAGATATTCCAAATCATTAGGCCGATTAAATACCGGTGTTTTTCCGAAAGCCAAGCCAATATGACTTGCTAAAGTTCGACTGGTTACACCAGGAAAGATTGCCCGAAGCAAGTATTCCTTATATCGCTCCTTACCATCAGGATCACTCTTTGAAGTGAATAGCGCAGGCTTTGGCAAGTGAGTCTCGCCTTTAGCTTTAATAACTTCCTGACCACCACAAACATCATCCAACTTTTCCCAAGTCTTAATATGCTTTTCGTAGTCAGCGTGTTTGCTTGTAATGCTCATATTTAGTATCCAAACATTGGTATATCGATGCGAGTGATCTGCTCGTTAATCGGGAATAGATAAGCGATCGGATAAGTACCAGCATCATTCATGTGGTCAAATCCTGCTTTTTTATCTGGCTGCCCATGAACATCATAAATCTGACGTTCCTGACATTTCGCAAAGTGTGGACACTTATTAGCATTCACATATAAGCGTCTCTCACCAAAGGTATTGCACAGCATCCCATTCATTGAGTTGATCCGGTCTTTTACTGCAGGGTTCCTAGAATTCACAAAAACCTTAAATCCAGCTTTCCGAAGTAGTGCAATATCGGTTTCACTGGCGTTATTGGATTTGCGGTTATCACCCGAAGCATCTGGGTACACACCAATTGAATGCTTTGGATACCGCTCTTTAATCGCTTCAATCATTGCAGGCGTATCAAATAGATTTACAAACTCATCTACTGCATGCATGGCGTCACCACGACGCACATAAACCACGGCTGCCATTTTGGTAACGTTAAAGTCCATGCCGATGTGTAAGACATCAGCAGGCTGAACCGTTTCATTTGAGCTATTGAGTACCCGGTTAAAGCAGTAATAAATAACGCCCTGATAACTCTCAAAACTTGCTTCATATTCCTGACTGAATGTTTTCGGGTCCATTTTGCGCTTGGCAACAATGATTTCCGATTCAGGAATATTTCCACCTTGCAGCGATGTATATGAAAAGCTACGACAATCCGGTTCATGTCCTGGCTGACCATCCATGAAAGTGTCATAGCAATGGTTGAAGCCTTTCGGTGTACCAATCCTTAAAACATGACCACCAACACGCTGTTCGCCACTCACGATGTACTTACAGGTTGAAAGCATTGGGCGCAGTACTTCTTCCCATGCAGCCCATTTACAGTCCGCCCATTCATCAATAATCAGGAAAAATAAACCAGATCCACGCAGGTCATCATAGTTATCTAGACCAACCACACGCATGACATGACCGCTTTTTAAAGTGATCGTGCATTCAGTTTCGTTGGGTTTGCCTGCACGCCATGAAGGTGGAATCGCTTGTTTTAATCGTTTCCAGAAGACACGTTTAGCCTGTTTGAATGTAGGCGCTGCATACCAGATCTCATCCTCAACCGACACATTCCATTTTGCAGCCAGTCGTGCAGCTCGACGCATTTCAGCCTTGGCCAAGAATGTCTTACCAAAACGTCGACCACATACAGCATCACGAAAACGCGCTTCTTTCTGCCAGCCCCATAAATAGATATTGGCCTGTTTGGGTGTAAGAGTTACCGCACCTTCTGGTGGTTCAAAGAATTGGCTCATGTGGAATTTCCTCATCAGGGTTCAGGCTGATTTTGTAATCTTCCTCAGGAGGTCGAGTTGCAGGAGGTCTTACTTCTTTTTGCAGTTTCTCAAGCTCTAAACGCTTAATATCAATTTCAATCTGTTCTTTTTCAGATAAGCCACTTGGACTAGCACTTTTACCTGATTGAAGCAATCCTTGCGCCTGTTTAAGCACATTCTGACGCATGACCTTGTTCTTTCCCCAATCGTCATACATTTTTTGGAGTTCTTTAAAGTGAAAGGCCTTGTTAGCAATCGGAATGTCTTCGATGTTTTCTTTAAAATCCTTTCGAGTTCGCTCAAAAAGGTCTTTTAATTTTTTGCTTAGATTTCTACCAGCCTGTTTGGTTGGATCATAAAGCTGTACTTGCTTTCTATTGATTTCAATCCCAAATTCCTGCTTGACAGTATCAGCTACCTGTTGAGGGGTTTCAAAGCAAGCAAGAGACTGAACTATAAAGATTTTTACAGGCTCTTTAAGTGCCGCCATACCTACCTCTTTGTCTAGCTACGTCTAGCAAAGCAGGCAAAAAAATTAAGCCAACTTCAATAAACACGTACCGCATGCATGAGCAATATTAGCCCGAGATATAGTTGGACCATCATTTGCAAGCTCTACCATTTTTTGGACATCTGGTGATGCACCATAACGCTGGACCACACCGTGGAATTCTTCGACGTCGTGGCCACGTAAATAAAGCTTTGGCAGACCAGTGGAAGCACTCCACATTAATTCACCTTCTTCATTTCGCTCTTGCCCAATGTGGTAAAGCTCATGCTCTACCAATGCGCAGAAATCCACATCACTCATCACCTGACATACACGAGCATCCAATGTGATGATGTATTTAGGCACGTCGCCGAACCATTTAATCAGTTGAACTTCCTGCCGGTTCTTTTTCCATCCACCCACATTAATCATGAGTTTTTCAGTCTGGCCCAATACACGACGACCTTTAGCCTTGCATGTTGAGTAAGCCCATAAGAATGAAATATCCGGTGGATCAATACTGTTTAAATGCTCATGATCTTCGTTGTGTAAATCTGAGTATTCAGCAAGGAAGGTTTCTTTTATCCATGGCCATAAATCATTGTTGGCTGGTTCAAAGTGAAGTAGGCCACCGCTATCAATATCGTTTTCATCAATTTCATCTTGAATAGGGGGATAAGGACGCTTCATCTTGATAACACCACTTCAAATCATCCGGCACAGTTAAATGCACACCCAACTTCACCACAGCAAAGTCATGCACATAATTTAAATACTCAGTCATCTGCTTAACGCTTAATTTGGTTGTGCTGCAAAGCCTGATTACCTGCTCTGCAATCACTCTGTATTCTTCACACTCGTTCTGCTTAAGCATTGCAATCGCATTGCAGGTCTCAGCAAACTCTTGATCATCACGACGATAGATATAAATCAAAAAGCGCTTCTTAAACTCGTAATGCAGTGAGTCTTTATCCTGACCAGTCTTTTTCTCTATCTGACCTAGCCACATCCACATGAGCCTATTCTGTGCAGTGGATCTATCATCTTGCTTCTGATCAATCACCACCCTTAACGGCTTACCCTCATTAATCGCTTGAGTGTAATTGGTGTGCATGTAGTTAATAGCTTTGGTGATGTCGGCATGACTCTGGATAGGAAACACGGCTTTTTGCATTTCCTACTCCTCCTTAAAATTACTTCACGATTTCTACCGTTGCACCATATCGATTGGTCACATACAGTTGATCGCCTTTGTATAAAAACAGCTTGGCAAAGCCAAAAGCATCACTTCCTTTTTCTGGAATAGCTGGAGCGATCTGGCAAGGCTCATTTAAGCAAAGAATACCAATACATTGCTCTTTAGGTGTGCCATTTACGCCTTCACGATCAACAACATTAGTGTACTCATTGCAAGTATTATTATCGTTTGGATCTGGTGTTAAGTAGCATTCAATAAGATCAGGTGACTCACTATTATGCGCTTTAGCCATAGCCCAATCTTCATCCCATGATTCCGAACCCTGCCGAGCAATCACGATGTCTTTTAATTCGGTTACCGAAGTAACGCCATTTTGGATAAGTTTTACTGTAAACATTTCTGTTTCTCCTACTTCTACTTACAATAAAAAAGAGCGCCTTAGCGCCCTTTCGGTTTAAAAAATCTCTTTGTCTGTTTGACCCATCATCAACTCAGTCTTAACCAGCCACTTCTCAAACATGGCTTCACTTTGTTCTCGGTTGCCCAATTCAAAACGATCGAATGCAGCATGGCATTTAAAACAAAGGGGAATTGTGAACTGGTCAGAAGCCTTAATTGATCTACCCTTACCATGTTTTGCTGAATTACTGTGAGCTGCCTGTGAGTCTGGATTGCCACATCGTACGCATGGCAGCTTACGAATCTCAGCGAGTCGCTTAGGACTACGCATAAAGAGCTGTGCGTAAATTATTAATACGCTCTTTCAGCTTAATCATAATGCCGTCAATGGTGCGCATCTCATTCAGTGTTAATCCTGATCTACTGAGATTCTGATACTTAGACAGCTCAGCACTGCAAAACTCTAAGTCCTTTTTAGCTTGTACTTTGTCTGCCATAAATCCCAACCTTCCGGTATTTCCGGATAGTTCAAATAAGAAAAGAAAAACCCCGCCAATAATGCATATTGAGCGGGGTCTTATGTGCCGTAATACGTTCAGCAAATGCCACCGAAGTGGCGAGGGTCTTAAATTTCTTTCATACAATCACGACACACCTTGATTTCTTCATCATCAATCGTGTAATCGATCTCAGTCGCACCGTGTAGGCCGAATAAGCAAAGGAAAAATTGGAGCATCACAGCACCTCGAATTGATCTCCCTCATACACAAACTGGAAGCCCACACAGCGAGCATCTTCAGTTAATGATGGGAACATTGGTGATTTCTCTTTTGAGCAAATGATGGCTACACATTCAGCCTTGCACTTATCTTCACGATCTACAGCCAGAATCATTTCGTTATTATCTTCATTTGGTAGTGACTCAATAACACACGGTGCCAAGTAACCAAACTCATCAGCAATACCCCAAGCGTAATCCCATGCCTTATCACCTGCTTTGGCAATGTGCGCATCATTAAATTGGAATTCATTGTTTTGGTATTTGATTGTTTTCATGATTGGCTCGGTTATTTTTAGAATCTGGTGCCCCGATATTGCTTACACCAACATTTCTCAGGGCATTAAAAAAGCCCACCTTTCGATGAGCTTTTTAACACTTGGTCTCGGTTGAACCGTAATACGACCAGTATAGAAAAAGAATACCTGAATCAGAAAAATATTACTAGCTTTATGCTTCAAATTCTTTGTAAGTATTTTTCTTATACTTTTTAATAGCTTTGGATGCTTCATCTATTGCGGAATCAATTGCCAATGCCATCAGTTTTTCGTACTGCTTCCATGTGCAATCATAAGCCTTCAAGCTCATCTCAGACTCTCTAACACCAGCTGCAAGATGCAACCGCCCTTTGGCAGTAAAGTTATCTTCGAAGGTCGGCTCTAAGGCGAACTGAATTACCATAAAAGCAACACGTTTGGCTAAATCTTTAATCTTGATTCCTTCCGGTTCACGACGTTTATCTTGGACTGCATTCAAAATCATAATATTTGCCAAATGTTCCTGCACATGATCAAAGTCAGCTTTTGCCGCTGGGCCAAATACGATAACTGAAGCAATTGCCTTCGCCAGAGCGGTATCCATTGAAGCAATAGCCCCCAATTTATCCTGATACGTTAAAGGCTTCTCATTAGTTCCATGCACCACAGGCTCAAAGTTAGGTGACTTTGCTGTAGTACCCCGAATCAACCATTCAAACTGTTCAAATTTTTCAACCATCGCATTCATCCCTATTCCCCTCAAACCCTTAACTTTTCAACTTGAATAATCAGCTTTCCGCCTTTTTCTGATGGCAACCGCTTTACCAGCAATTCATCCACCTGGGAATCATCCAGAATCAATCCACCTTTCGACAAAGCATCAAAGCATGGTTTTACGATGTTATCGATGTCGCGTATTTTCGCGTCAGGTGGCGCGTATTCGATCTTTACGCGAACTCTGCCCTGATACCCTGCCGGCTCGATAAAACGCTTCATAACGTCAATAAAGTGGATTGCACGCTTACTTAATCGATTGGTCTTGTTGGCCCCACGAATCCAGTAGTGATTTACCGAAGGAGGTGTGATTAAAACTTCACACCAAAGCAGTTCATCATTCATCACACCAAACCCTTTCCCTTCAACCAGATGAGCCGGAACCTTCGGCATTGGATCTGGATTGGATTTCTTCTTCCCCGACTTGGCTGTTACACCAAATCGAGGGCCAATACCGGCTTTTCGTGCCTGTGCTGCGGTGATACGGAGATTAGTCATTGGCACCTCGCAGGGCTTTCTTAGCCATCCAATACGCTTCCTCAAATGCATTGCTTGCACCCTGATCAAGCATGTCCGCTTTTTCTTTCCATAGGCCCCAACGGTTAGCGCTTTCACCATCCAGATATTCCAAAACTTCATCAACTTTCTTATGTTGATCCTCCAACTCCTTCTTCTTCTCGATATAACAAGCCTCCATGTTGTTGAGCTGGGTTTTTAGGTCGTCGATGATGGTTTGTTGTTCATCACGCACCGCAGCCACAGCACCAACAAACGCAATCCATCCAGCATTAAATTCATTTGATTTGGTTGTGCATCGAAAACCGTTTTTCTTAGCATCAAGATCAATAAACCCGTGTTCTTCTGCGATTTTGCAGTACAACTCGTACTGACGTTCAACATCGGTAATAAATTCATTCATCTCTCAATCACCTTCGTATTCGGGCTAATGTGGTTCTTGATGTCACTGCAATGGTCAGTTTCCTCATCCGACCACCGCTTTACATTCACATCAAAAGGCTCTGCTTTCCGTTCTGAGCAATAGGTACAGATCAACTGGCGCTCAACACTCTCAACTGTGGAAATATTTTCCCAGTCATGGTCGCAGTCTTTTAATTCTGTTTTTTCAATTAAGTTCATGCTGCTGCTCCTTGCGCCATATCTTTGATAAATTCTTCTGCCTGAAGTGTGAGAGAGAATCCCTTTGGATGTGCTCCATCACATTTGACCAATCCCCAAAACTCCAACCGGTTCATGTATCGCTGAACACTACGAATTGAGATACCCATTTTTGGCTCAATGGAGTCGTGAATTTGCTGGATCGAAACGCGGCCTCTGGTGGTGGCCAAAGTGCGCATGATCATTAAATTGATGTATGTACGGTCTGCTTCTTTTCTCACGCTGCACCTCCTGCCAAACGGTACTGATTGGTATAGCCACTATCGCTACCTAGCGGATCATGCTCACCAGATAACACATCACAACCATCTGGCATGTAGTCAATATCGCACTTGCCCCAGTAGTACCGGCGGCACTGCAATTTCCCTTCTTTCTGCAATTCCATGTACAAAAACGGGCACAAGAATCGATAGCCTTCGTAATAATCAAAATCGATAAACACCCATTCATCAGTCATGGCTGCGAGTATTCGTGCTTTGATGCGCTCTATAATTTCCAGCTGCTCAGCTTCGGTCTTTAGATAAAACTCAGGCCCTTTTGCGTAATTCCGCGCATACCATGGCACGCGATCCATTGGGTTTTCAGGCTCCTGAATGTCTGCAAAACCGAACATGTCTATTGTTTGAATATCTTCTGCTTGCTTCACACCCCACCCCCTGCGCTTTCCTTAAAACCTTTAATTTTCCGCTTGGCTTCCTCTAGGTACTTTTTAAGCTCATCACCTTGAAGTGGCTTGCCAAGCACTGGTGCAGGCCCATGACCCCAATCACCAAGATCAACTACCATCTTTTTCTCAATAGCGACTGGTTTAATCCAGATTGCTTGCTGTTGCCCTTGTTCGGCATATTCCTTAACCACGTCCGCATAGTTGTCTTTAAACGCCTCATACGCTAAATAAGAGGCCCTATCGATGTTCTTTGCCCACTGGATATCAGCAAACATTTCATAACAGCGGTCATACGCTTCTTTTTCGGCATTTGTGATCGGGTGGGTGTTATCACCAAGCCATTTCACGATATTGCCCAGTGCTGCATGCTTCCCTTTGAATGAATCCACAAAGCGTTGCTGCTCAGTACCAAAACCTGTAATCCCAAGACACCATTTGCGGAACATTGCTGGATCTGGACAAAAGCCGTTATCGCGAACCATGCGAAGGCCTAGATCAATTTCCTCTCTTGAAAGTCCTTCGATACAGATTTTCATTGCATGGCTGATTGCTTCAATCGGCATACCTTCAAATGTTTTTTCAAAAGAGCGTGGTGCAATTGCTTTGAAGATTCCAACCAGTTGACCTGTCTTGATTGGCTGAACCGCAGTTTGTTGATTAGTAACCATAGCTGTCATTGCCCTGCTCCTCTTTTGCGATCAACTGTTGAATTTCATCCCAGCGAGATGGTTTTGGGTTTTGTTGTCCATGGACTGTGTTTTGATTCTTGATCCACTCCGCCTTAAATCCTTTCCATGAGTTCACAACACAGTGTTCAAGGACTTGATTTAAAGTGAGACCAGATTTTTGTTGTTCAGAGATAAGAGACTTGAATGCTGTTTCTGAATTAACGGCTTTCTTTGCTTTACGAACTTCCATGTATTCAGAGATAAGCTTTTGATCTGCTCCTTGAAAAACTAGAGCATCAGCAAAGTTGAATTTTTGCTTATATATATTGGTAGATTCATTGGTAGATTCTATTGATAGATTCTGTGTACCGTTTTTGGTACTGGTCGCAGTACCAATTTTGGTACTGGTTGAAGTACCGTTTTTGGTACTAGTACCAATTTTGGTACTGGTTCCTTTTTTGGTACCGGTTAAGTCATCTTCGCGGCCACGCACATCAACCAATTGATAAACTTTCACCCCATTGCCACGCGTTTCTTCAGTAAAGCGAATAAGGTTTATCTCTTGCAGACGCTCCAAAACTTTCATAATGGTTTTGCGGTCGCATTTGGTATCAACCTCAAGGCGTTTGATGCTCGGCCATGCCTTATGATCCTCTCCTGCGCGGTCAGCCAACGAAAGTAAGACAGTGCGCTGAGGGCAGCTTTCTACAGGCGCAGTCCACGCCCAGCGAGTTGCGTCTAAGCTCATTGCACCACCCCTTCACTCACAAGCTGCTCAATTACCCACTGTTCGCCTTTATTGGTGAATTTGGATTGCGGGTAGCCCTGTTCTGTCTGTTTGACTTCGCCATAACCCTTGTCGATAAACCACTGGGCAAAGGTGCGTCCGGCAATACGACGGTCATATACGCCCATATCAGCAAGGTATTGATTGAGTTTTACCGCTGACATGCCGACCTTTTTACCCACCTGGGAGGCATTTAAAAGATTTTTAGTGTCGGCAACACGATCGAAGTACTGGACTTTGGGTGCTGCGAGTTCTAGTTGAGATTGGAGTATTAATTTTTGCTGTTCAGACTCCATGGCCATTTGCAGAATTTCCATTTTGGATAATTCGCGGTTTTCTAATTCCTTCCAGCGTTTGATTACTCGATTGCGTAATACGATGCTGTAACCAGTCACCAAAGTCATTGTTAGTTCTTCATCTAACAAATATTCAGTTTGCTGGCGGTTCATGGTGTCGAAATAGATGTGAGCATATTTGCGTACATCTATTCCGAGTCCTTGAAACATAACTTCGCAATCACGTTTCACATCTGGATGACGCTTTTCAGTCAAGTCCGCGATTTCGCGGCTAGACATGCTCTTTTGGTTGTGATTAAATTGTGTCATTATATTCATGTTCATTTCCTTCTCGGGTTTGTGAACAACCGAAAAAGCCTGACCTAGACCGTCAGGCTTTTTCTCGTTGTAGAGCTGATAAATATTTTGCGCACTCGCCTTTCATGGCCTTTCGCAAAGATTGAATTTTGTGTTCGATTTCTTCCAGGATGCGATCTGTCTCATCCATTTCAGCAGGTGTCACCACACCATCTTCCAGAGCAGATAAAACCTGCTTGTTTGCTGCACCATTACCAACATTCATACCAAGCAGTGATTCAAGAACGCCTAGTTCATGATCCTTGCCTTGAGCTTGATCTACCGGAACCAATACAAAACCTAATTTGTGCGCCCATACTTTTAATGGAGCTGGGTTTTGTGTGTAGGTCAGCATTGCTTCAAATGCTTTCAGGCTCGGTAAATGGTTTTCCATGTTTGGATTGGCATAGTTCAAAATCGTGTTATGAGACACGCCAACAAGATCAGCTATCTCTTTTGGAGTGATGCTGTTCGACTGGTGCACCATCTTGTGCAATGCGGTTTTGGTCTCTTTCGATATATCCATGTGAACACCTTGTTTACTTTCACGTTTATTAAAAAAGCTAAGTTGCTGATAATTGGCTTAAGCAATTAAGGCTTCTAAATTTGCCTTTAACTTGCCTTTACTTTGAATCTGGAGGATTGCTTGGGTTGAAGCTGGGATTCCATAGGAGCGCCATTTACTAATTGCTCCGCGAGTTTTTTTTAAAATTCGCGCTAGGTCTGCATCAGTTTCAGCTCTGTAATGCTCCTTTACATCATCGACAGTCATAATGTTTACCTTGATAAACTTTTAGTTTCCCTAAGTAAACCATAAGTTTCTTTTTAGGTCAATAATAGTGTTTACCATTGGAAACAATAGTTATGGGTATTTTTGCAATGAGCAGCGTTTCTGAACGTATCTTGATGAGAATGAAGGAGCTTAACCTTCAGCAAGTTGATCTGATTGAGGCTACAGGCCTTAGTAAAGGCACAGTCTCTAAATGGATTTCGGGCGTGAATGTCCCTAGCGGCAAAAGCATCACATCTCTTGCAAAAGCCCTAAAAACATCACCTGAATGGATTTTAGATGGTGAGGGTCTTAAGAATCTTGGCGGCCCTGCAAAAGAAGAAGACGATAAAGGCTTTAATAACGTCAGATTTAACGGAAAAAAACTTACAAGGATTCCAGTGTTGGATTTTGTTCAAGCAGGATTGTGGCGAGAAGTTGCCTATGATGGCGGTGAGCCAAAGGGGTACACCCTCACCACATATGAGAATAAAGACCCAAGCACTATTTTTAGTGTGACGGTCGAAGGTATGAGCATGTATCCAGACTTTCAGCCAGGTGATGATATTGTGATTGATGCGTCAATCGTTCCTCAGCCTGGTGATTATGTGGTAGCTCAAAATGGTGATTATGAAGTTACTTTCAAGAAATACAGGGTTGTAGGTTTTGATGAGCATGGCCGTGAAGTGTTTGAATTGGTTCCGCTAAATCCAGATTTCCCTATTCATAACTCGCAAAAGCACCCTATTTCAATTATTGGTGTAGTTGTTCAGCATCACAGAGAATTTAGAAAATAATAAAAGCCGCTATATGCGGCTTTTTAATAGAGTTTAGATGAACAAGGGGAAGTTAATGGATATTTGTGCGGGTGTTGGAATCAAGTTATCTAGAATACCCATTGAGGAGATTATTGCATTTAGAACCAACCCTGAGTTTAGGGATAAGTTTGTTATAAAAATAGCACCATTTAGTAGGCATCAAGGGGTACAAACAAGAACTGTTGATAGTGGCAGCCATGAAATCATTATTGAAGTCGCTAAAGGGTTATCGCTTGGTATTGCTGGTAACTATTTGACTGAGTGGATAAAGCACCTCTCTAAAAAACACGATATAAAGAAGTTGCTGATAGAAAAAGATGAGGTAGACATTCAATCCTCCCCCTCTCAGGTTATCAATCAGATCATTATTAAAAATATAAATAATGGAAAAGATGATAGCGAAGAATGATTTTATGTTTGATTCGTTGAGAAATTTATTCATATCTATCAAGCATTTTAATGGGTGATTAGTTTGCCGCATACCCGAGCGGCTCTTGGATCGGGTGGAGAAAATAGTGAAGTTTAGAGATGATATGCCTGAAAAGTATAAGTCTAAGATTATTAATGTTGGGTATCTTGGTGAAAGCCCTGAGCACAAATGTCGCCTTGAAATAGACTTTGAAAATGGCATGAAATTGACGATTTATGATGTTTCAGAGCAAGTTTACCGAGAAATGAATTCTTGCGAGTATGGATGGGAATATTATTTTGCCAAAAGTATTTACCCAAACTACAACAACCAAATAGAGATGATTAAGAACTAGAGTTGAGCCATGCTAGAGCATCTTTTAGTTGTTTAATTTCCTCATCTGAATTTATTCGACCCACTTTTTGATAGTTTTCAGACCACTCCAAAATAAAGGATTTGAGTTTCACTGACTCAAGTTTTGATATTGCTGATTCAATAGCTGAAATAGCCTTACTCTTATCCATAACAAACTCCAAACAACCCATCCCTGTGATGGGTTTTCTTTTGTCTATTAAAGCATAAAAGTTTCCATAAAGAATAAAAAGTTTCTTTTAATAAACTTTTCTCTTGACTATAAAGTTTCCTTTGGTAAACTAAATCTCACAAACAAAGAAAAGCCCCAACGTAGCGGTAACTACTTGAGGCCTGACCCACTCTCTCTCAGTGAGTAAAGAAATTATGAAGATAAAAGTTAATGAAGGCAAGTTGATTAGCGGTTTAGATATTCCGCGGTTGGTAAGAGAGGAAGTTGGATTTCAATTTAGAACCCCTCCTAATGGTAGCTACCAAGGTGGTAGTTGGGTTGATTTTCGTCTTGATGAACATGAAGAGGAGTTCACGATTGGGGATCTTATTAATCCTCGTTATGAATTCCGCCTCAAGCCGCGCACCATCTTAATCAATGGGATTGAAGTGCCTGCGCCTTTCTTACCAGAGGAAGGTGAGCTTTTTTATCACGCTTCACCTGAGTGCGAAAAAGGCTACTCAAAAAGTATGGCACACGAAAGAAATGAAACAACTTGGCAGCAATTCGGCGCATGGCGCACCGAAGAAGAAATCAAACAAGTCGTTGCTGCTCTTCGCCAAGTATTCGGAGGCAGTCATGACAACTAAATCCAATATTCTCAAGTCTGCATTAATTGCAGCATCAATCAGCGCGGGGATAGCAGTAGCTTACGCTTTCCAGCCTGCCAAAGTGGCTGATGATAATCCTCAAGTGGTTATCACCGCTCAAAAATATGAAGTGCTTAAACGTACTTGCCATGAAACCTGTGTCGCTACTGTCAAAGCTGACGATTACAGCATCTATGTTGAATATGCACTTGATGATGCCTCAGTCGAGTTTCTGGACATTCTAAACGTGGTGCATTTTGACAAGACTGTGAATGCCTATGTTGATCGTTATGAGATTGAAAAGATTAATGCTGCGATTGCTGGGGGTGCTAAATGAACTCAATAGCTCAATTCTGTGGATGTGGTGCGGCAATGCGACCTATTCATCACATCGGAAACCAATCTTTATTCCTGTGCCGCGATGGTCATAGCACTAAAGTAATTGACTGCAAGGTGAATGAAGATTTCACCCGTGATTTGTACTTCTCAGACCTACCAAGCTTCAAAGTGGATCTGGATATTTCGATTGAAGATAACGTGCTGACGTTTGGCTTGTATCGCCAGATTGGTGAAAACCTGTGGGCAACGGCTGATTGTTCAATGGCTGTGTTACCGCACACGATGACTGAAATGCGCAGCTCTAATGGTGATATGCGATTTGCAGAGCCAGTGGATATTGATTCATGGCTTGTGGTGAAAGATACGCCTGTGACTTTGCTGGATGTTTGGAATTTTGAAGCTGAGGAAGGTCAGACATTTACGCTGAATGATGAGCAGATTAAAGAATTACAGCGTCTTGTGAATGAGTACGCGGAACAACTATTTGAAGAGGTGGTTTGAGATGGAAAAATTTGAATTAGAAATTGCAGACCAAAATATTGTTGTTGCTGCATTCCGCAAGCCAGGTGGCACCGCTGAATTATTCGAGCGCATTGCTCAAGAGGCGCGTTCACATGTTCCAGATGTGACCACTAAAAAAGGCCGTGACCAGATCGGATCCCTAGCAATGAAGGTGAGTAAATCTAAAACCTTTATCGAGAAGTGTGGCAAGGAATTGGTTGCTGATCAAAAGGCTCAAATCAAGCTTATTGATGATGACCGTATTGCGACTGTCAAAAAGTTTGATGAACTTCGCAATGAAATTTTGGCACCGCGTGATGCATGGGAGCAGGCGGAAAAAGATCGTGTAGCGAAGCATGAGGGAGATATTGCTGAGATCAAGCGCATTGCTTTGGCTGTATCTGAATGGGATTCAATCTCTATTAAGAATGCACTTAATGATCTTGAAAACAAAGTAATTGATTCTTCTTTTGAGGAATACGAACAAGAAGCAAAACTTGCCAAACTTGAAACACTTGAATCTTTACGCACTGCCCTGACCATTCGCGAAAAATACGAAGCCGAACAAGCTGAATTAGAGCGCCTTCGCCAAGCTGAAATACTTCGCCAGCAACAAGAGCGTGAGGCTCAAATTGCCCGTGAAGCTGCTGAAAAAGCCACTCGCGAAGCAGAAGAAAAAGCACGTTTTGAAGCTGAACGTGTACAGCGTGAAAAGGCTGAGGCAGAACAGCGTGAAGCTCGATTAAAAGCTGAAAAAGAAGCTGCTGAGTTACGTGCTGTGCAGGCTGCCGAGAATGAACGCAAGCGCATTGAAGCGGAGCAATTTGCACAGGCAGAAGCTGCACGTAAAGCGGAAGAAGCGCGTTTGGCTGATGTTGAGCACAGAAAGCAAATCTGCGGTGAAGCGCTTAAAGGCCTGACTGATCTTGGCGTAAGTATTGATCAAGGCAAAGCTATTCTGAACGCAATCAATAAAGGCCTAGTGCCGCACGTTTCGATCAAATTTTAAGGAATAAGAACATGAATGCACCAGTACAACATGCGCCAGCGCTGCCAGTAAATGCGCAAACATCAAATCTTGTTTTAGATCCAGCTGCAATGCAAAACATGGTCGCTTTTGCTGACTTTATGTGTAAGGCGGTTATCACTGTGCCAAAGCACTTGCAAGGTAATTCAGGTGACTGCTTGGCGGTAACTATGCAGGCCATGCAATGGGGTATGAACCCGTTTGCTGTGGCTCAAAAGACTCACTTGGTAAATGGTAACTTGGGCTATGAAGCGCAACTTGTAAATGCAGTAATTATTGCTAAAGCCCCTATCCTTGGCCGCCCTAATTTTGAATGGTATGGCGACTGGTCGAAGGTGAATGGCAAGGACTGTAAAGCACATGATATTGGTGTTCGCACATGGGTGACCATTAAAGGTGAGTCAGAGCCACGTGTACTTGATGTTTCATTTGCTCAGGTTGGCACCGTGCGTAATTCGCCTTTATGGGTGAATGATCCGAAGCAACAAATCGCGTATTTAGCAACTAAGAAGCTGGCTCGACTGCACTTCCCTGATGTGATTCTGGGCGTGTATACGGAAGATGAGTTGCAAGATTATGCGCCAGTGGTTGATGTGACTCCGCAGGAAAAACCAGCCGAGCGACTGGAAGATACTCGCCCCACCCTTACTGAAAAGCAGGCTGAAGCAGCAATCAAGAAGATTAAGGCTGGTCAGTTGGTATTGCAGCAAGTTCTCGATTACTACGTGGTCTCTGAAGAATTGCTGAGCTATATCAAAGCTCAAACAGAGGTGCTTGAACATGATCCAATTTAGAGCTTCAAGCATCGGCAAGCTTATGGCTTACCCGGACAGAGACACTTTGGCAGATGGTGCGCTGACTCATGTTTATGAGTTGGCAAGTCAAATCCTTTTAAACTGGAAGCCTGCACTTAATACCTTTGAAATTGAAAAAGGTCGTGTTGTGGAAGATCAGACAATTGCTCTCTACAACCAAGTTTCCGGCAACTTTTATGTAAAAAATACCGAGCGCAAAACCAGTGATTTATTCACTGGTGAGTGCGACATCAATGAGGAAGATGAAGATCTAATTCTTGATATTAAGTCTTCTTATTCAAAAAAGACCTTCCCTTTGATTATTCGTGAAGGCGACAAAAAGCTTTATGAGTGGCAGCTCGATACTTATATGTATTTATGGGATCGGAATCATGCAGGGCTTGTATTTGGTTTGGTGGACACACCGGATCACTTGATCAAAAAGCAGGAGCCGGAAGATTGGCACATTGTTGGTCATATTCCACCAGAACTACGCATCACCACTATTTTTAAAGAACGTGATGCAAAGCGTGAGCAGCAACTCATTAATAAGACCCGCGTTGCTCAGGATGTGCTTTTAGAGATTCTGGATAAGCGTGGCTACAAGGGAGTGAAAGCAGCATGAAATTCTTAAAAATTGAAAACAAGATTTTGAATACCGCCCAAATCGAGTTTGTTTGCGTAAATCAGGAAACCATACGAGTTGATTATCAAGAAAATGATCCATTTGGTGAGAGCATCAAAGAGGTATGTGGGATTCGGGTTTATATGGTTGGTGCTCATGAAAATTCTTACTTTGTCTTTGAAAGCGAAACCATTGAATCGTTCTATGAAAAATTGGTGGCAGCATGAAAAAACCAACTCTAATCCATCCTCTCATGACTGAAGCATTCATTATCTGGCTGCTTAGTATTGGCTACAGAGCAACGGTCAATCAGCATGGCGTTCGCTTCTTTTGTGAAGTGGTGAATAAGAACTTTCCGCGTGATGTGGTGATTGCAGGCACTGGCCGATTGAACAAGCCAGCAACTCAATTGTTTGAAGAATTTAAGAAATATAAGCCTTTTGAGGTGGCGTGATGGAAGATAACAAATTGTGGTGCGTAGGAATCTGCCCTGAAGATGATAGTTCGCATGAGCAGTCACCTGCTGCATCAAAAGAAATTGCTGAACGTGCTTTGGCTCGTTACAGAGCAATGACTAAGGCTGAAGGCAATGAATTCATGATCGAATCATTTGATGAATACTTTCAGGTTCAAGAATGGGAAGGCACAACCAAAGAACATGAGGAGCAAATGTTTTATACGGAAGATTGGTTTAAAGATCCGATGTACCAGTGCAAAAACATGCAGCAAGCCAAACAAGTATTTAAGTACGGTGAAATCGTGCACTGCTACAAAGATAGTGCTGAGTTAATTACTTCTGACTATGAAGAAGCCAAGCGCTTCTATGAGGTGGCGTGATGGATATTCAGAAAGAAAGAGAAGCTTTTGAAAAATTAATAGACATTGAAATAATTATCTCAGAAGGATTTAAATTTAATCCAAATATAAATCAGTATTACCACCCAGATCATACCAATCATAGGCTTAGTTATGCATATCTAATGGGGGCTTGGATGGTCTGGAGAGAGAAAGCCCAAGCGGTGCCGGAAGGATATGTTCTTATGCCAATTAAGCCAACTAAAACAATGGTTATGGCTGTTGCGAAAGAGCATGAAGGTGACGCCTTTCTACCATATAGCTTGTATGACGCTTATGTGAAGCAAGCCATGATTGAAGCACAGGAGCCAGCCAATGACTGAATACAAAATTACAAATCTAAAAGACCTGCTAAACATCCCTGTTGATCGAGTTGATGATTGCTTGGATGAGTTAAAGGATGGCTTGAAGTTAATGCATGCTCAAATGGCAGCTTTTGAAATCCTTGTGACTGACGCTGTATTTGATAGTTTCACTTGGAAAGATGATGGTGCGAAAGATATGACCAGCAATGCACATTTTTCTTGTGGTGGTGTTGTTCAAGTTAAGGTGGATCGAAATGACTGAAATTCAATTAACCAATGTGCAGTTCGCGCAGCTTCAGATCGATAACCTTGTGGCCAAAGACAAGCCATATCATGAAACATGGTCTGCCGGTGATGTTGGCTCATTTAATGCGATTTTAAACGCGGTGGATTTTGACAATGAGTTCACTTACAACATGCGAGGTTGGTCAAGACAGCGTGTTAAGTCTGGTACTGGCGGGATTATCACGGTAGATGAAAGTAATGCGGATAAGCTGTATCACCTGTTCACCTGTTATTTAAGCAAGTTGCCGAGTGGTGTAGTGAAGTCTTTGGGGGAAGTGTCTTGAGCAAATACGATTGGTCAAACGTGCCGGATGAAGTTGAATGGATTGCTACAGACTCAAACGGATTAGTTTTTGGTTACGATGTAGAGCCAATACAGAAAGAATGGGGGAAATTCATACATCACAGCGATTTTATTTATTTTCCTCACAGGAAATGGATTGAGCCGTTTAAGGGTAACTGGCGTGAGAGCTTAGAGAAAAGACCGGAAAGCAAAAGATTGGAGGTGAATCAATGACAGCAATGGCGAACATGGGTAACTTTATTGTTGCCCTGCCACCTTCAGACATTTGGTTGACAGATGATCAGGCGGCAGAATTTTTAGGATATGGTGGTGTGTATTTCAAATCATCCATTATTTGCTTAAAAGGTTTTCCAAAACCAAGGTACATTACAGAAACCACAAAAGGTCGAAGATGGAACCTTAAAAAATTATCTGACTGGCTAGAAAGTAGGCCGGAAGATTTAAAAAAAGCAGTAGGCAGACCCCGCAAAATATAGCGGGGTTTTTCTTGATTAAAATATGGATTACGCCAATATTACGCCAAAGAAGATATAAGTTATTGATTTTATAAGTAGTAGTGGTGCGCTCAGCGGGGATAGAACAACTCTCTGTAACCCATATAAATAAAGGATTTACCTTTTAAACATATCCTCATGTATCCTCTCTTGTATCCTCATTTCTAAATGTACCCCCCTTTTTTTATATCCTTAAAACTACCTGTCTATTTTATTTTTCAGGTTTCCGATTATTGTGGCATGGGTGAGGTGCTCGCTGAGGGATGCCCATATTTTGGGTATCAGTAAAATTCCAGATACCCGAAAACTTTTGGAGATTGAACGGGCCATCTTTGAGATGGTCACTTGCATGTTTTAATCAATATCGGCCCTGCCTCGCGCGCCCGCGCGTTTTCTTGATTATTGTCTGACGGTATAGCGGTTTGCTGTGTTTTTTCGCTTCCATCATTTGATTGAAGCGAAATAGAGTATTTAAGCTGCTCCTCTTATAAAGCTCGTCTTTTTTGACTGCCTTTTAATCTGCTCCTCTATTTGGTGGCTCAGGTAGGATTAGATTTAGAATCTTATCCTTTGTGGTAAAGCTCCTCGTTTTTGTGGTGCTTATGCTGCCGCCTTATTGCTGGCTCAGGTGTCCCGAAAATTTGGGAGATTGAACTTAGCCGTCCAAGTGGCTGATTAAGTAGCTTGGTCGCGTTTTAAATGTGAGCAAGTTTGCTCATATCCTCAAATTGAGTGAATGCTCCTAACCTATAAAGTTGAAGTTTGCCTATATCCCTCAATGGGGTAAATGTTCCCGATCCGAAAACTCTCGGAACGCTAACTACACTTAAAGTGTAATGAAAAGGAATACCACCTGGCCAACACCAACCCAATAACTGGATGGTCAAGATAACCATGCAGACCATCCCTTTTTTATGGACTCTAAAAATTCAAAATTAAGCCAATATGAACCGCTTAAAATTCTCTTTCATAGGATTGTTTCGCAAATGCTGCTTTATACCAAAAACGAGCTTTAGATTGCTTTAGATTCATGCAGTCTAATTAGATAAAAGTATCTCTTTCATAGGGTGAGTTTCACAAAATCATAAATGGAGTGATTACACCCCCTATTCTGTCTAGGTACGTCTAGCAAAATCCGTATCAGTACGTATCAGTAAATGGCTTTAAATCTTGCAGGACAAGGCTTTTATATTTGTTGGACAAGACACCAATAGAAGCACCTATAAAAATACACTCAAACCCAAGCTATACAAGGCATACGGCGTTTTAATCAGATATGCAGTTTGTCATGCTACGTCCAACAAGAAATATAGTTTTGTCCTGCTACGTCCTGCTAAATTTTGCTTTACAGGATAATTCTCGAAAATGCTTCTTTGTCAATTACAGCAAGGCATACAGGGATTTAATAACTTTGATTTCGTACAGCTACGTACAGCAAGAATCCTAAAATTGTTCTTTACGGCGTTTATTTAGTTTCCTTGATAGACCACCAGTAGAAAGACCATCAAAACAGCTTCAAAGCTATATGCAGCAAGGTTTACCGTTTTTTGATGGTTGCTTGATTTCATCAAGGTACATCAAGGTAAAACCCCCTATTTTGTATAGCTACGTAAAGAATTTTGACCTTATTTCTTGTTTTACAGCACTACTTCAAAAAGACCATCAGAACTATGCTCAAACATAGTAATACCAAGGTTTACGCCGTATTTAACCATTGTCTATCGTGTATAACTACGTAAAACAAAAATGCCCCTATTGAGGGGGCAAATTTACAGAGTAATCCGATTTTTTTAGGCATATAGAATTCTTATTTGGGCGGGCCTGCTTAAATTAACAAACATATTGCCATCACTAACAGGATCTACGATTAATCCCAGGTCCATAGCGACCTGTTGAGCATATTCACCGATTTTGTAGAAATCACCGTTCTCTACTGTGCCTGTATCTACCTTATCTTTTAATGAAGAGAGTATTTCATTCAAATTACTTATCACGCCATAAAGCTTATGTGAGCCTATTTCATCGCTAATAATGGCATCCTCCTTACTAGATAAATCGCCTAAGTAATAGGACGAGTATTTAAAGAGATCTAGAACCAGCAACACCGTATTATTAAATAAAGTAAGAAATCTTGAATTCTCTATACTGCCTAAATACTCCCTGAATACTTGCTGTATGGATCCATCAAATTGATTCATCACATTTAGTAAAAGAGTTTTATATCTATCCCCTTGGTCAGACCCAATCATATTTGCTCGGTTGCACACTTGATACTCATCCCAGCATGTAAGGGATGTTAGGTGCATAAATCCTTCCCAGTCATTTTCAAAACTATCTCTGGTCAACAACCCGGGAGAATTTTCAAGCATTTCTTGGTACCCAAACACATGACAAAACTCATGGAATAAAGTATGAAGGAAATCATTCAATACCCTACTAATATCCTCTTGAGAAACAGGTTCAGTATATTCTGTTAAAAAGTACTCCAGTCCAAGATATCTGCAGTTCACGACAATGTAATTTCGACTGTAATCCCTATCAATGTGAGTAAGTGTCATTGCAACTCCCACCGCAGCGCCACTAGACGGAGTGAGATGGTCATTAAAGGATTTTAATTCTTGTAGGTACTCTTCATCCCCCAATGTAAAAGAAATGCCCTCTAGTGTCGAAATATCAATAAGGGGCGATAGTTCGACTATAGAGTTATAAAAAATTGGAGTCAGTTGCTCTACTAATGATTGATTAAAGCCAATTAACTTAAAACTGAATCCTTCCTTTAAAGAGCTTCTACTTTCCATCATTTTATCTCTGTATTCTCAGAGGCCATTTTTATGATGGCACTCTTATTTTTATACCAACCTTAAGTCTTTATATTGCAGTTAAGTATTATAGATTGGAAGTATCATCTTTAGCCTTACTATTAGGGATGTAGCTTACAGTTGCATTTGCATAAGAAATGCTCTTAATAATTATTTTTTTAAGCTCTATTGTTGTACTAGCTGTTTTCCAGGTTACCGTATCACCACTTCTAAATTGTGGGTTACCATATTTCTGAGTAAGTAATTTATTAAGGGAATTAAACTCTAGATTGGTAATTCCTGCATTTTTTTTCTCATCACTAATTAAATATGTTGCTGTCAGTTGATCAGATTCATCAAAAACAAATGTTACTGTGTAAGTGCTACCATCAATTTTGACATTATCAATCCTAACCTTGCCTAAGCCCCCTGTGTATTCCTTGGGCTCAATAATTTTCGCCTTTTCTTTTTCAGCTATAACTACCTGTTGAGGATTCATTCCCCACTCCGTTTTCCCATATCCTAGTTCTTTCGCTATCACGAGTGGTGAAAATAAAACAAAAGCCAATGTAATCAAAAAAAATTTCATGTGAATACCCTCTTATAAGTATCCCAAGATACTAACTCTCTATCCAAAAAGAAACCTCCTGAAGGAGGTCTTTTTTATCATCGCTTAGGTGTTGCTGTTGTATTTCTTTGCATCTGTTTTGATGGATATGAATTTTTATTATTCAAATCCGTCCAAGTTGCCTTAGCTTCTTCCTTGGCAATCTTCCTCACGATATCAACAGTAACCACTCCATTGGCATCTTGACGCTTTTCAGCCGTATAACCCGGCGGCACGTTGATATTGATTTGAGGCTGCACTACAACATCACCACCCCGGCCAGCCCCAATAGCATTTACCGCACCCATACCAACACGATGGGTATTTTGAGGTAACTCGCCATATTTATTGATGTAGTCCATAGTTGGCGTACCCAGCTTCTCTGCTGCATATGCGCGAACCATGTACTCCCTATCGGAAGCTAGAATTGGAATACTGTCCGAAGTTGGTGTTCCGGCACCTCTGATTTTTCCACCGGTGGCGAAACCTTCAACATGAATGGTTCTGATGTCGCTCACGATTGATGCTGTCTGAGCCGCAACAGTGGCCATGGCAGCTAAGTTTAATGGCCATGGGTTGTTTGCTGCTAAAGCAATACCTGTTTTAATTGCAATCATTGCGCGAGCAATTGAAAAAGCCTTTTCGGCAGTTATTGCCGCCTTGTAGTACTTGTTCTGCTTATCGCCTTCCTGCTTAAACATATCAGCCACGGAGCCTGCTATCTGCTGGCCATATGAGAGATTAAGCGACATCTTGGCATCCATATATCTTTTTTCAATTTCTATTAATGCAGCCTTATGCTCCTCTTCTGAGATCAATTCATACTTTCTAGCCTCCTCCATAACAGCAGCAGAGTCTTCCATTTCTTTTTGAAGGGCATAGTACTCTTCAAATCCCCCAATTTTAGCTGCCACCTGATTAAAGTTATCCTCAGCAGCCTTTCGCTTTTTCTCATAGTCATCTGCAAACTTAGCTGCTGCGGCCTCTCTCATGGCTGCGCGTTCTTTTAGGTCTGCAATCCTGTCTATCTCCCGTATTTCCAGTCTATATCTTTCCTGCATTGCATCAATTTCATGCATATAAGATTGCTGGGCTTGGAAGAGACGAGTTTCCTTGGCAAGAATCACAAAAGCCTTTTCCTGCTCATACTGTTCTTTAAGTGCTTTCTCGAAAATCTTCTTCTGATCTTCTGAAAATTTACCTTCAGCTGTTAGGCGTAGAACATTGGTGTCGTAAGTGTATTGAAGCTTTCTTTCCTCAGTCCACTTGTGGCCTTCTACATCGAACTCTTGCTGAAGTTTGGCGAGTTTATCTTCTGCGTCATATCGTTCTTTGATTTTAGGAATCAAATCATTTTGACTAAGAATAGTTGCCTGTAGAATCTCTTCATCACGTGCCTTGCTGCGGGCAACTGCTTCGGTATCGTATTGAGATTGAAGCTGTTCAATTCGATCTAGGAGGTCTTTACGTGCCTTGTATGCCTCATCGTCATACTTGGCCAGATCCTTGATTGAACTAAGGGCGTTTTCTGGGTCACCTCCTAAAATCTTATTTAGAGAGTTGTAGTAATTGTCTTGGCGAGTCAGGTTTTTTGCAGCCTTGTCTGAGCCAATGTTTTTACCGTTGTAATCCCAAGCAATTGCGTTTTTACCAAATACTTTTTCAAGTTCTCGATAACTTGAACTATCTCCAAGTAATGCATTCTTGGATGAGCTATATCTCTTTTCAGTCATTATCTCCTGAATAAAGAATTTGGCTTGAGCATTAAGCGCCTCTTGAGTCTGCTCAATATTGCCCTTTTTATCCAATACACCCTGCCCTTGAAGGTATTGAGTTAAAGACTTCGAACGTGAGCCTTGCCAAGAAATCATGCCTGAGTTGGTTTTTCTATTCGCCGCATCTGTATGACTGCCAAATAGGTTTTTATTCAAGAAGTCACCTTCTCGACCTACCTGGGCAGTTAAGACTCGTGCCTTAACATCATCAACACCAGCATTTCTAAACGCCTGATAGACCTTAAGCATGTTTTTAGTCTGCTCATTGGTCCCTGCCATGATTACAGCCTGTTTCTCAGCTAATTTGGCGGATTTCTCTGCCTCCTTGTTTTGCTCTCTCTTAGCTTGGGTTATTTCATCCTCTTTATCTTTGACAGTATCAAGAGCATTTTGAGCCTGGACAATCTGGTTAATTTCTTCAGTGGTAACGATTGCAGTTACGCCGTCACCTAGTGCTTTTTGCTTGGCTTCCTGAAGTTTATTAATCTGATCAATGGTTTCTTTGGAGAAGCCTAGATTCATATAAGCAAGACGCTCATTTGCACTTAGAACATCCTGGTGCAAGCTATCAAAATAATCCTTTTGAGCTTTAGCGGCCTTTTGTGCTGCGGATTCATTTTCTTTTAGCTCTTTAGTATTGCCGGCAATTTTTGGCGAAGCATTCTGGGCCGCGTTACCAGCCAGTTTGACCTCAACTCCCAATACTTTTTGAGCTTCAGCATTTTTCTGAGCTTTCTCCCTAGCTTCATCGTAACTGTTGATTAGATCCAGACCTTGAGACTTCTGTTCTGGAGTAAGCAGCTTGAGCTGATTCAAACGCTCAATAGCATCTGCCTGTGACATAAGTCCTTTATGTACCTGGTCAGAAATTTCCTTAACTTCCTGATTGCCTTCATTGGCATTTTTAACAGTCCGGATAAAACCATTGAAAGCCAAATTTAGCTTATGCAGTTCTTCATTCTGCGCTTTAAATGATGTGGCAAGGTCGTCTTTAGTAACATCGAGCTGAACGCCCTTTAAAGCAAGAAGTTCTTCTTTGGTCTTTTCAGCAACCTTGCCCTGCTCTTCAAGTTTTGCATTAGCTTCAGCTGTGCGCTTCTGTAGGTACATATATCCAGCTGCTAAACCGGCAACCCCTAAAGTAATGGCACCAATAGGCCCTCCTACCATTCCAAGCAGCATAGTGGCACGAGAGCGAGCCTTGTTATTGATTTCCTGTGCCAAGGTATCTGCATTGGTTGCTGCTGTGTGTGCCGCCGTAGCTTGTGTGGCCTTTGCTTCAAGTGGGATAACAGTTGCCTGGACATAAGCAAGACGCTGTATACCGGTCATACGTGCAGCTGTGGCTTTAGCATCTGCCAATTGCATCTGTGTGTATTGAGCAATAGATGCAGTTCTTCTTGCTTCAGCGGCAGTTAATGTAGCTTGTGCCTCCAATTCAGAAAGTAAGCTATTTCTCTTTGCTACAGAGGCAGCGATAGACCCATGGGTAGCTATCGTTTGGGTAACAATTGTTTTAGTTAACATTGCTACACCACCCACTACGGCGACATCTGCAACCAGATCGAGATTTTTAGCAAGTACACCGATTGATTCAGCAAGAATAGTCGCAGCACCGGATCCAGATGCAGCCTCACCTACAAATTTAGTGACACTGTCACTTAGCACGGTGAGTGATTGTCCAACGGTTGTATCTGTCTTATTGAACAGCTGATCAACACTGTCACCAGCTTTTAAGAGTGCCTTGGTGATAACCTCACCCGTTAGCTTGCCATCAAGCATCATCTGACGTAATTCACCGCGTGTTACATTAAGGCCCTTTGCCATAGCACTAAGTAAACCGCCAGCACCATCAACCAGAGCGTTATATTCTTCACCCCGTAGGATATTGCCATCAAGTGCCTGACCATACTGGAATAAAGCTCCTGCTGCTGATTCAGTTGAAGAGCCACTGATTGCAACCGCTTTAGATGTAATCTCGGTTAGGCGCGCCGTTTGGGCTTGGGTTAGGTTAAGAGTTTTGGCATTAGACATGTATTTAGAATAAACGTCGTTTACCGCGCCCCAAGATGAAGCCGAACGCTGAGCAATAGCAAAAGTGTCCTGCATTGCTTGATTCAGTTCAGCTTGTGAATTGGTGACGAGCTTCAATTTGTTATTAATGCCCGTATACACATCCATCTTATTGATAGCTGCACCCACCGTCACAATACCAGCCATCTGTCCTACAAGCTGACGAATCCCGACTGACACTGCATCCATTGACTTAGTGGCATATTCACCATGTGTGGTGATGCCTTGCAGCTCCTGTCTGACCCTTTGTGCTGTTTTTTCAGCGCCTCTAGAGTCGATGACAATTCTTAATTTAGATTCTTGAATCATTTAGACCCCCTCACCCATTTCTGAGTTCAGGCTAAATGCTGAAGCAACTATCCAATTGAGAATTTCTAAACCCAAATTCCCCATAAGAAATAGCTTCAAAGCATTCTCAGGCGAATAATTTACATTTACCACTTCACCATTCTCTTTAAAGGAGATGTTCTCCCAGTCTGTAACCAGGTGATGACTGACTATCTCTGCAAATTGGTTAAAGAAGTCGACGGCTGAGAGGTCTCGGCTTACAAGGGTTAAATTAACCATAGCCAATGAATATTCTGGATTGTTTAGGGGCTTAATTTTGAATCGTGCACTATCTTTTGAATTCTGGTCTTTAAAAACTAGCCATTTACTATGAGAGGTATTTTTCATGCTGATACCCCTGTATTACGTTGTTCTTTTTTAGTTTTTAACCATTGTTCCAGCTCCTCAACACAAAAAAACACTGGCGATTGTTTAGAGTCGCCTAATTTAATTTGCTTTGGAAAGGTAGGGTCTTTTAATTGGAGTTTTCGTAAGCCGTCAACACTTAAGCTTAGTCGGGAGCATGTTTCTGATTTTTTGATTAACACTGGAGTGTACCTTTGTGTAGCTTCGTTTAAAGCGGTACATCCCATTATTCACATAATTATTTTTTAAAAAATGGAAAGTTATTTTTGCCATTATCAGCTATTTGTTTTATATGGATTTTTTTGTTGAAATAAAGGTGTACTTAGAAAAAATATGTTTATTTTCTTCCGTCCATTTTGTACTCATACCTGTTACGACAAAGCCAACTTCAAAGTGCGGTAAACGAATAAAATCAATACCCAGATTTAATTTCTCATAGTCATTTTCCATAGCTTTGATATGTGCCACAAAGAGGCGACTATCCTGATCAAAAATCTGAGTAGCTGTTAAATTATTATTTTTAACTGCTGGATCTTCTTCATTAACATTAAGAATAGTTATTTCATCTTCGAGCTCAAGGATATCTAAGGCCCAAAGATGAGCGACTGTTTTATATTCTCCCCAAGCATTCTGCAGGGACTTTAAAGACCCTTTGCTCTTGTACTGTTTTAAGCTATCTCTGTCCTTCTTCATATTCCACTCTTGGAACATGTACTTTGCTTTTTCTATTACTGGCTTTTCCCCTTGTGCACCCATGGCTAAAAGATGAATCAACATTGATCCCGCCGCATATCCCCCACTACGAATAGCTTTCCAATTACTTGGGATATTTGTCTCTAAGACATATTTCATTAATTCTTGTTGATTAATATTTGTAGAAAGATTTTGCTCATTTAAAAATTTAAGAAGATTTTTAGAAAAATAGGCTTCTCTTACTTTTGGATCTGATGGAAACAGCTTGTAGGCATTAAGCTTTAGACAGGCAACGGCAATAACAATACTCGGATCTAACATTGAACTATCAAAATCAATAATCATCTGTTCATACCTGCCATAAGCTGCTTATTATTTCCTAGATCTATTATACCTGGTATCTGGTTTTATGAGGTTCTAAAGAAGGGTTTTGTTGGGTTTGAACCTTATCATTTACTAACAGGTACGCCGTATTAATGTCAGGTTTTGTGAGGTTCTAATACTTACTATCACTATTCTTAGTGAGTTATCCAGGATGAACCGGACGGCGAAAAATGTCAGAAACGCACAGCAAATATGTCAGAAACGGACGGTTAAAAACCCCCAAATATGTCAGAAACGCACAATAAAACGTGTCAGAAACGCACAGTAGGAAATGTCAGAAACGGACAGTTTCCGGCTGTGTAACGGTAGACATGAGTATTTATTGATCTGATTTTCAGGCATTAAAAAAGCCCACTATTGTGAGCCTTTCTTTTTCTTCATATCCTCATTCAATTGTTCTTTAACCCATCCGCTAAAATCATCCAGTTTATTAGCATGGGCCAATAGATCTGCATTAGGTGAATTCTCAGTATTGAAGCTGACTAGCTTTTGCTTGCGCTTTTTCTCATAGCGAGTTTTGGGCGTGTCGTTAGGCTTGCTCATGCAATGGCCTGTATATCAACCCCGATATGCGGGCTTTTTTTTATTGAATAAAAGCTTCTTCCATAGGGTTTGTTTCACAAAATCATTTCTTTCATAGGATTGTTTCGCAAATTGAAGAAATGTAGTGATTACATGCCGTCCTAATTTCAAGTTTTATCAGGTTTAATCGTTGGGTTTTGCTGGGTTCTAATTTCAAGTTTTGACAAGTTCTAAGGTTGGGTTTTGTGAGGTTCAATCTATCAGTGAGGGCTAACCAGTGGGGGGATTTCATATCTTATGGACTGGCCCAAAGTGGATACCACTCCAAACCGCACCAGCAAAAAAAATCCTGTTTAAGTTAAAAGTTAAAATAAAGTTAAAGGTGCTTACTATTGCTTACAGCTACAGCGTTCTAAATGTCAGGTTTTGTCAGGTTTAGGCTAAGACTTGATGAAAGGTACATCATTTATAAAATATGGCTATATCGAGCAATCAGGGCGGTTCTGTGCATATCCTGAATAACAGGTTCAAAGCGTTTGAATGTCAACAAATGTCAACACCCTGGGCATTTTGAATATTAGGTTTTATAAGGTTTTTAATCAATTGGAGAGCTAGAATGTTTAAACAAAAGTATATCATCACTGTAGAGTCTGAGAGTCCACCAAAAATATGTCTTGGAGACTCTATCTACGGCGCTACAGTTATTGCAGTAGAAGTAGAACAGTATCCTGATTTGGTTGATCTAGCATGGCTTATGAAAAGATTTCCAATATCTAGACAAGCACTTTCTAAAAGGTTGGAAATATTTAATATGGGAGTTGGGAGGAAAAAGCTTTATGACCCAAATATTGTGATTCCGTTTCTTAAGACAAAATTAAAAAATCGTAGAGGACGACCAAGGACAAACTTTTAGCTTTTTGAACGTTAAGTTTAGATAAGTTTTGTGCTTCCTCAATAGCTTCTGCAACCTGAGTTTTCCGTAGTAGTTGCAATCCAATACTATCTGCTGTCTTTTCACTGTATCCCGCGCGAATCGCGGCTTGTGTAGCATTCAGGTCTATCAGGTATTCATCGACAAACCTTTGCTGTTTATCTGTCAGGTCTGTCATAAATATTCATTCTCCAAATTACAGGTATTAAAAAACCTCCCGGAGGAGGTCTTGATTAATTTCGTATTTTCAGGCCTGTGCTCAACGAAAATAGTTTTTCCTTGTTCCCGTAAACATCCATAAAGCCTTTCATCATCTGATCTTGCATCCCCTGATAATTTAATTCCATTCGAGATGAGAATTCGCTGTCTAACTCATCAGTGTATTCAAAATTGTACTTTTGTGGATTAAATTGCTTTTCCTTAAATCCGCCTAAAATATTTAGCTCGAAAATTATGTTTCTAATATCTTTAAAGCTCTTTAAAGCCAATTCAGTAAATTCTTTCGTCTTAATATCCCTACTTTGAAGTTGCTCAGTTTTTTGAATTGCCTTTTCAACCTGATCAATTAACCCAAAATGCTTTATTTCTCTAGATTCTATTGTGCTTTGGGTAAAAAGCTCATCTTCCTCGACATCGAACCTATATTGCTGCCAAGTATCTATTATGGCGATGTACAGTGCGTATATCTCAGAGCTTTCCTGTTCGAGAAGCTTCTCTACATGCTGCTCTCTCCAATCACTAAAAAGAACGAAAGCAGCAATTGGAGCAAGAAAATAAGCAGTTAGCGTTAATGAGTCTTTTATTAGTTCATAGGTCTTATCGGGGTCAAATACTGGGCCATTACTTTTTAATATCGCCCCTACTGCAAAATAGATGATGGCAAATAATAAGGTAACCCACTTAACACAATTTATTTTTTGCTTTAATGTTTTTTTGGTCATAAATCCCCCTGAATCTTAGGAGATATTAGCTGAAAGAATGGAAATTCACCATTTTAAAAAGACAACCTTGTTTAAGAGGCTAATTGACTTCTCTATTATTTTAAAAAACTTTTGTCTGCAGCATAAAAATTTGCATGACATTGATATATTAATCTAGAGTTGTAGACTCTAAAAAGATTATCGTCATCTACGAACTTATCAATCTTTAAACATGATATCTCAAGTTTATTAAGTCCTTTTTCTTTCATTTTAACCATTAAGCTCTCTGGAATATCAGCCAACTTGCTTAAGGACTCTAAATCGTTTTCAGCAAAAGTGAAATGTATAAAAGCATTTTTTGTTAAATTGAATTCATATCCAAAACTATTGCCGGGCAATGCTTGAGAAAAATCCACATGTGCTCGATCAGATAACAAACAAATCTCCCTCTCATGAGTTGCAAGAGCAATATATAAATGCATTTTTGTAGGATCAAAAATATTCTTAATTATTTCAGTTGCGAAGTTTAGATATTTTTCATTATTAAGCTTAATAGGCACTACCATATAAAATATGATCGTTAACCATTTTTTATACTCTTCTTCCGTTATGTTAAATTTAGATAATAGATCAGCACAAGGACTCATCCTATAGATTTTATTGAAATATTTTCTTAGATATTTATCTGTAGGTACATAATCAAGTAATAGTGAGTACGTATTTATTGTAGCTTTAATACAATAAGGGTTCCTTATTACATTCATTAATTTCACATTAAACAAGGTAAGAAGTATATCCTTATCTAGCTGCTCGCTTGCCAATACTTCTTCCGTTAAAAGTTCAATTTGACTTTCCAGGTGACAGAAGAACTGCTCAAAGTTATCTCTTGTTGCATCATCAAATATTTCTAGTGAATATAAGTCATTAAAGCTTAAATTATTTTCAATTTTCACTCCGATTTCATTACTCAATTTATATTCTAGGGACTCACGATCAAGGGCTTCAAATTGATATATACGTCTTTTTTCCCTAGGAATTGAAGCATCTATGCAATTTAACTTTTGCTCTACTTGAGATATGTAGTGCTGATTACGGGTTTTATTATTGAACAATTTATTTTATTCCTTTGAAAGGTTATTAATCATCGTTTAAAAGCCCCAGTGAAGGAGGCTATTAACTAATACAAGATTATCTGGTATCACAGCAATTGCAGCTCATCAGCTCGAATCTCCGTTACTTCCCGATCTACTCCTTTTCCATCCTTCCACTTCCTTGTACGCAATGAGCCTTCGACATAGACCTTCCCACCTTTCTTGAGGTACTTACTGGCAATCTCTGCTAATCGGTTGCTGGTAGTGATTCTGTGCCATTCTGTGGCCTCTTTGCGTTCGCCAGTGGTCTTGTCCTTCCAGAAGTCAGTAGTTGCTACACTGAAAGTAGTAACGCTCCCGCCGTTGGGGAAAGTCTTAGTTTCAGGGTCACGGCCCAATACACCCATCACAGTTACTCTATTTAAATTTGGCATTCTTCAATTCTCAATTTATACATTTTTTCTAAAAGTCTGACTAAATGACTAAATAGCTTTGTAACCCTTGATATATAAGGCTCTATGCTTAGTAGTCACCTAAAAACTATCTGACTAAGCGACTAAATAGAATTAATCATTTAAGTTTTCCGTTTAGTCACTTAGTCACTTAGTCAAAACATGACTTCTAAACGAAAGCCCTTTAGCTGTAAGGCTTTCAGGCTCATTTAGTCACTTAGTCACTATTCTACTAAACAAGGGTGAATTACAACGTACCTTGTACGCCCTATGGATTCGATCTTGATATGATTTGAATCAATCAACTGCTCTATAACCATTTCCAAAAGGGTTTTATTCTTTTGCATAGGTCTAGGGCATGAAGTCTGAACATTTGAATACGCTATTCGATCAGTCTTTTGTCCATTGCACTTTTTGATAATCCACTTAATAAGACGCTCTGCATCACTTTCAGATTTAACCTCAATATCTGCATACATTGCCCATTCATTTAAAGAGTGCTTAACGACCTCACAGGCTCCCTTAAGGGTTTTGGCATCAATCCACTGCAAGCCCTCAAAATAAGCGAATACAGTAGCTAGACGGCGCGCTAATTGACTAGCACGACTGGCGAACGCTTGTAGGTATTCGTAGCGTTTCCCTTTGCCCTGCAATTCCTCAAACATATTGTAGAACGCTGCATCTATTTCCTTTGCTTCTTCATTCATAGGCAGAACATAACGCCCATTATACAATTCATCCTCAGACTTCACATGGGGGCAGTCATCGAGTAAATATTCGCAGCGTGTCCAGTAGGCTATAAGCCTATGGTCTGTGCTTGCGTTTTTATTTCGATAGATTGCATCTTGTAGGCGTGTGCCTGCTAGATTTTCGGGAATGGTTAGAATGAATCTAGGTAAAAAACCGGTGGTGTTTCAAAAAGTATGCTGAAAAAAACAATATGGCTTTTGATAAAATAGAGGTATGAAAATAACGCTACAAATCAAATGTCCTACCTGTCTAAGTAACAATATAAAGAGAAATGGCATCAAAGTAGATGGGAAACAAAACCATCAGTGCAAAGATTGCAAACGTCAGTTTATTGGTGATCATGCATTAAGCTATCAAGGGTGTAACTCAGGTATTACCGGCAAGATATTACATTTGATGGTCAGAGGAAGCGGTGTTAGAGATATTGCTGAAGTCGAGCGTATCAGCATTGGCAAGGTATTACGAACCTTAAGTGAATCGATCTATCAGATTCAGCCTAAACAAAGCCACTACGAATGTCTTGAAGTCGATGAACTTTGGACTT